CCATCACCACGTTCGAACACGTAGAAATTTGTTGGTGTGTCACCATGAACAGTGAATTTTGCGAATTTCATGATTTTACCGCTAATTTTCTGAGAGACCTTGTTCATCTCAATCCTTCCTCTATTAATCCACGTTTGTATTTCGTTGGAGCCAATTTACTCCACAGATCACCCTACGTCAAGCCCTATTCAGAAATTATTCTCCCACACCTTCTGAACACCCCTACACACGCTTGCGGGATGGTGGGTAGAGCCTAGCACAGAAAAATGTTGTCGTGAGGGGTTGACATGGGATTAAGTGTGGTAGATACTTGGCTGACATTTTATTGGAAGGCATTAAGGATGGAACTTAGAACTATTACAGAATATCTTGTCATGCAGTCCCACAAAGGTGCTAATGGCACTTACTTTGATGCTTGGACTTTGATACATGAGCCTGACATTTTGAAAGCTGTGCAGTTAGCAGAGGAAATGATTTATAATGGTGAGTTGCTTGGGAAAGTAAAGAGTGTTAAACTGAGGCAATTCACAGTGGATAAGAATGTAGAAGTAAACAGCTCCAGCCCTTATACCACGGGGCTTACAGCCTAAAATGCTTGACTATCTTATAACTTAACTATATTACTACTATTACATACATCTTAAAGGAGGTTAAAGAGATTGATACTAAAGCTATGGACTATGAATAAAGAAGAGAGAAAGAATGTATTTACCTTATGTACTCACTTTAACATTCATTACAACAGAACAAACAAATATAAACACGTATACGAAGGAATAGAGATTGAAGTAGGATTAGGCTACACAAAAGAGATATGGACTTTAGTCACTAACACAGCAAGAGCTATCAAATATGGTGCTCAGGGGCTGTGTATTCCTCGTGACTTTTTGCCATATAAAGCCAACAGTCAGTCTATCCGCCATAGAAAGATGATTTCTCTTGTTGACTCCCTGTCTGAATTGGGTTATCTTGTGTCTTACATTGGTGGCATCACAGATTGGAATGAGATGGATAAGGTGGGTAGTCGTGTCATCTTCACACAAAAATATCTGTCTTTATGGCAAGGTACAGACGTATCCGATGAGATTGATGTCATAAGTGTTGTTGAAGTTAAAGATAGAGCTACCAAAGAAATCAAAAGTAATCGTGGTTTTACAGGAATTAAAGACATCAGGCAGCAGATGACGACATTTAACAACTTGCTGTCTGAGGTGGAGATTGAGCACGAAGGTAATATTCTTCCTGTTCAGATGTATAAAAGATCATTCATTGATAGTTTAACTTTAGGTGGTCGCATGTATAACACAACTGGTGGCGTACAAACCTTGAGTCAAGAGGAGAGAGCTGAATTGAAACTTAATGGTAAGGCCGTTGTGGAGCTGGACTTTAAAGCTATGCACGCATCTTTGCTTTATGAGAAAGAGTGGCAAGAAGATAAAGAGAGTCTTGAGAGTTGGATTGCTACAGAGTGGAATGGTGTCTATAACCCTTATGGTGCTGACTTATCGTTCCTTAATGTAGATCAGGAAAAGATTGAGTGGTTTAAAGCTAAATATTGTAAACCAAATTATGACCCTGTGCGTAATCTTCAGAAGCGTACTGTAATGATTGCTTTGAATGCTAAGTCGTATCCAAAGACTTGTGCAAACATCACCACTCATTACAAGAATGATTATGATAAGCGTGGCACAGATCAAGAAGTTGATTGCTTGTACTATGGTATTGAGCCTGACTTTGACAGCAAGGGTGAGCTTGAATTTCGCAGTGGACATTCTGTACAGGCTGTGGCCTACCATAATAGCCCGATTGCAAAGTATTTCTTCAAGGATCAAGGTGTTCATCTTCAATATATTGATAGTGAAATTCTATCAGACGTGACAAGCAAATTGATTATGCAAGGGGAGGTGCTTTTGCCCGAGCACGATAGCGTAATTGTATTGGAAGAGTTGGAAGGTGTTGCGCTACAATACATGAAAGACGCCTATCTTAAGGTAATGGGATCAGATAAATTCTGCTATGTGGAGAAGAAATGAAAACTTGGACTAAAATAATCCTACTCTCACTCACCCTATCTCTCATAGGGTTATGGGTTTTTGACTGGGCACAATATCGCAATAGAGAAGAAATGCGTGAAGCATTAATGATTGACACACGAGCAGATATGTCTTCACATAAAGGGAATAAGTCCTATAACACTGTTGGTATCTTCCGTGACAAGCTCACAGGCAAAGTATTCGGTGACAGTATTAATGACTCTTTGTACAGACAATTTGAAAAGGATGGTAAACCGATTGAATGTAAGTGGCCTTATAGTATTGATAAGGTAGAGCAGACATCTATCGGAGTATTTGCCTTAATCGGTAGCTTTCTCTTGTGGGCTATCTCTGGCCTAGTGCTAGTCTTCCGTTTCTTTGAGCCTAAGTGATCATAAACAAACTCTATCAGCCCCTGCCTAGTGATTAATTATAATTGCTTGCGCAGGGGCTTTCTTTTGGCTAATATAGCTTCATCGAAAGTAAATAAGCCTCTAGGAGAGAACATCATGTACAACGTAATCAATCGCTACACTAAAGCAATCGTTGGCACATACAAGACTCGCGATACAGCACGTAAGGCTGTAGACCGTAAAGATAACCAATATGGTGCGTATGTTCACATGGTTGTGACTGCCTAAATTAAAAATTAATTGGAGAATTTTATGACTGGTAAAGCTTGGTTCTATTGGTTGGGTAAACTTGACGGCAGACATCGTGTGTCTGAAACTCGTACACGAAATAAAGACAACTGGCCTACATGGGCAAGCCACTCTTACGCAAGAGGTTGGTATGTTGGTTTTTATGAGACAAGCATATGAAGAATAACTATACATCAAACATCCGCTCTCAGCTCATCTCAGCAGGTTTTACGCTCATGAAATGCCCACAAGAAAATACGTGGCAGATACTGGACAAACGACAGATTGTGATGGAAAATCGGAGCATTGGATGTCTGATGAAGAAGGCGGCAAAAACTTTTAATTTGAATTGGAGTGATTTATGAACGAATATAGCCTCAGATACTTTGCAATGATCTGTGAAATTAATGCCAGAATTGAAGCTATGAAAGTGGATAATATGATTACCCAATTGAATGGGGATAGCCCTCATTGGACATCTGATCACTTTGAAGGCTATGCAAATGATCTGTCTATTCTTGCAAGGGAACTTATAGTGTGAAAGAATTCTCATTAACAAAATGTGCTGGCACAGATTGCTCCAAGGCTAGTATGTGCTACAGATTTACTAAAGAGCCCTTGCAGAAGTATCAGTCGTGGCTTATCATGTGTGTAAGCGTGAAACAGACAGAGGTCTGTCGGTTCTTTTATCCAATACCTAGTGAGGAAGTTTAAGATGAATTACAAATTTAAACCCGATGATAAAGTAAAGATTATGTCCTATACTGGTGCTGAAGATGGCTTTCCTGTGACAGTCTACGCAGCTTACACATCTGACAAAGAAAATCACCCGGCTGCTCCACACAATCGCTATGTTTGTTTTGAAGATGATCTAAGATCAGACTCTATTTTAGGCCACATTCATGATGTATCTGAGAATGAATTGGAGCTAATTAAATGAATACTAAACGCGAATGGATTGCAGAGTTTGAGGTTCTTTTACTAAAAGGAGGGCCCACTTTAAATAAAAATAATCCTAACTATTCATACCAACTTGCTACAGCATACTTTGACTGGAACTCTGATTGCACTTCACCAGAATGCACCCCACAAGAAGCTTATCAACGCTATTTGGAGAATTGATATGACAACCAAACGTAAAACAGCAACAGTATCTAAAAAGCTAACCCCAGAAGATAGGCTCAACGCTAGCCGCTGGTCAGCCTTCGTCCGTACATCTGGCCTTCCTTTTGAAGAGCTTAGTGAAAGTTGGCTGGATTTCTACGACTGTGCAGGGGATTGTAAGGCATCTTCTATAGAACTTGAACGGTTAATTGATGTTGCCATAAAGACTGATGAGGAGAATTTGAAATGAACATTGATCTTGGCTGGCTTGGTAAGGTTGCACTACAAGAGTTTGAGACTCCTTATGAAGTTGCTCTTTGTAAGTTTAAAGTCACACATGATGGCTATACTGAGTCTGGTATTCGTGTGCACGCTGTTATTGATGACCGTGACTTTGTTACATATCCGTGTGTATGGCAGAATGCTATTTTAATCAAGCTTTAGGAGTTACACAATGAAGCTTTCAGACCTTAAACAAAATATCCGTGTAGAGACAGATATGAGTGATATCTACTCCAAAATTAAACGTGTTGCAGAAGGTGGGGATAACTGTGCTTATTTTGACCACAGAGGTTGTGAAGAGGAAGACCAAATCAGTGAAGTACAAGTGGCTATCCTTCGTGAAGCTGGCTACACAGTTGAGTGGAATCGTCCATGTTTGTGGTACGAAATTAGTGGTTGGAAATGAGCACTTTAGCAGATTTATCTGCACCCCTAGCTCACCTATCAACCTTACGCCAAAACGTCTACGATGCCCGGAAAAGGTACTGGGAATGTGAGTTTGGAGACTCATATAGGGAGTATGAGGTGCTGAAGAATGCAAGGAAAGAATATTCATCAAAATGTGTTGCGTTTGTGGAACAGATGATGGAAGATGTCTGTAACAAAACTGAAAACATCAGCATTGAGACAGAAGAAGCTGTGAATATTAATACACTGTTAATGTTGGAGAAAGTAAATGACTATCACACTCCAACACATTGAGCAATCCCTTCTGTCTGCATCTGGTAAAGCATGCCTAACAGATACTCAATTTGAATGCATCCAAGATGCTCTATCAGGGATGCATATGGGAGAAGTGGCTTTCCAGCAATGGGTTAACAGCTGGCTTGTTCAGATGGAGGGGAGCATGAGTGAGGATGATGTAGAGTATATGGATACTGTGGGGTGGGTTGTTAATTTTGTTAATGAGGAGAATTATTTTGAGCAAGCCTAAATGGAAGGACATCCCTGATTGGGTAGAATATATCGCACAAGATGCTGATGGTGTCTGGCATGGCTACAATCTTGAGCCGTATGCTTATGAAGATCAATGGCAACGACTTGATTTGAATATGTTCAGTGGTGGGAAGTTTGTCAGAATTGGTCGTACACATGATTGTGAAAATTGGAAAGATAGCTTGGAGCAGAGAACATGATCAAAGTAAAATACTATCACGTCACCAAGGCAGGTTTGGTTGAGGGTGAAGCTCTTGGTCGGATTAGTCTTGTATTGAAGGCTGATTATGATCGACTAGATTCCATCTGTGATTTGTGGTACGGGAAAGTAAAGGATCTAGAAGCATACCAGAAAAAGCTTGAGCTTGAGATTAAAAATCTTTCTGTTAATTCCGCTAGGTATCTACACCTGAGAAACCATAACATCAGCACACACGTACAGCTTGAAATGACAGATGGGACATCACCCTATTTTTACGGTGATGTGTTGGACGAAGCATTAGATGAAATTATTTCGCAGAAACCCTAAAGATTCCCCAAAATCAGCCGATACAGAGAATGACAGAGGATTTCTGTCGAACAAGTCAGGAGAGACACAGCATGAAGTACAGAGTTATTGATCAAGCGACAGGCGAAGAGGTAGTAGTCAGCGCTCGGGAAGTATTCAAAATGGATGACTCTGGGCAGGTGGCTGTCCATCAAGGTGGGCATAATTGGCGACGTCTGACCAACTATATTGTTGAGTTTGCTTTCACAAAGGACGAATCAGGAGCTTGGATTTACGAGAATTGTGTTATGCATCAATGACTTAAAAATAATTCAAAGAATCTTGCACAAAGGTGTTGACAGACCGTCCGCACCTCTTTAGTATTGGCAACAAGAAGAGAGAAAAGACCTACCCAAGACGCCGCTAAGGCAAGGGGATAAAATAGGGCAGGCTTGAAGTGAATCCTTCCGAAGCAGTAGAGGCGATAAACCATTCAGTCACAGAATGCCTAAACTTTTATTAGCACCAATAACGGTGCGACCAATCGGAGATTATTAACATGGCTAAATCTAACGCTGTTAAAGCTCATTTTTCACCTGTGTCGGGTTCATCTGTACGCCGCATGTACGATTCGCAAGGTAACTTTGTAGGCTTGATTACCAAATTGGTTGAAGGGGGCTACCGCGTACAGCGGTTCCCTGACCAGAAGACTCGTGTTAAGAAGACTCTTGCACAGGCATATGCCTCTATTGCACGGGTGAATTAAGATGAGTAATTCAATCAAACTTCCTAAAGTGTTCTACGTTGTACGTGATTCACGCGACTACTTCTTTAAAGACCTCCTCCCTGATTGGCTTGACGAAAACTATCAAGTGGTTGAGCTTGTACCTAAACCAGCTGAGTTTGTTGGACCGTTGCAGCCAGTTGTACAGGTTGAGCAAGAGTCACCCTCAATGAACGTTGACGAAGTGAAAGAACAACTCAAGCTGATGAATGATCTTTTCGTCTTGGAAGAGTTAGAGATAAAACAACTCAAAGAGCAGCTATCAGACTTCGTTGAAGCTGTCGAGGCTATACACGAATTCAGTTCTAAAGTGACAGACAACTCTCTCGAACAACGTGGTCTCTTGAAGCTAATAGCCGAAACATGTGGCAACCTCCTCAAAGCTCGTGAGGAGAAATGATGGCCATCCAAATCATAGGGTTGAGCTATCTTGGTATGTGGACATTGATAGGATGCCTGCTGTATTACATGAGAGGTAGTAGAGAATTTATCCTGTCTGTCTTGTCAAGTTTCTTCTGGGGTGTGGGGGTGGTTGTGACGACAGCTTCGATAGGGATTGTGTCATGTGGTGTGCTAGGGTGGCTTGAGTTTTGGTTTTGAATACTGAAAAGAATTACTACAAGGGCCTTGACGGCCCTCTTCTTTTGTCTTAGAATTAGCTCATACAAACCAAACACAGGAAGACAGACGTGATTTATCATCCAGCTTGTAAATGTCCAGAAAGCAAGAAGCAACCCCTAGAAAGAGCTTGGCTTGTAATAAAGCATAACAGAACCACATCAAGGGTTGAGTGTGCTGCTTGTGGTGCAATTTGGAATACTACAGCCAAGTATAGACAAAATTTGATTGGTGCGTAATAAATAGTTGTTGACAAGCTCGTGTGATTATCAGATACTAGTCACACAGAGACAGAAAACCAACCAAACAAAGGAATACACAAAATGAAATTTATCATCAGAGACACACAGACTTCTGAAGTAGTAGCTTCTCGTGGTACGAAGGCTTCGGCTGTCAAATGGGCGACTGGTTTGAACGCTGGCTTGCAGGGTCGGTATGTGGTTGTGAAGGTGATGGCATGAAAAAGGTAGCAATGGAGGAATACACAATGTTTGCGATGAGCTATGCGTCTGGTGAACACTCTAATGAACGTTTTGGTCAAGCTTTCATGAACACTTTCTACACAGGCCGAGGTATCACTGACCCTGATTTGTTCTACACACGTGACCGTGATGAGGCTGTTGAAATTATCTTTGACAAATACATTAATTTGGGGGTGGTGTCATGAGTGCAGGCGGACATCTATTTCACGCTATCTTGACAATCTTGTTTTTCCCGTGGGCACTTGTGTGGCTCGTTTGTGCGATAAGTAGTGGTAATAGCCGTAAGAAGAAATACCGTGAGTTGATGGAGAGGCAGACAAAGGCGATTGAGGAGATGAACAAGATTAATACTTGGAGAGGTTATCGTGACTGATGATTTAACTCTAAGTAGGTTCCTGAAAGATTTGCCAGAAGATAGCTACAAAGATTGGCCTTGCTTATGCATCTGGTGTTGGAGCACAGACAAAATCCACACGTTGGAGGATTGTAAAGTTTTACAGTATATCATCAAGAATATCAAACCAGATACAGGCAATAATGCCTAACACAATTTAAGAGGTAACACAATGAACACAGTAGAAAAGCTTTTTGGAAACACTTATTGGCGAGTAGATTCTGAGTACCTAACACTTGAGCTCGCTGAGAATGTCAGTGATGCTGCACCAGTTGGTCAGTGGATTCAAACCATTGGCAACCCATATGCCTACTTTATGTCGAGGGAACAAGCTGTTGTTGTGCTTAAAGATGTAATTGATGGGAAAATCGCAGAGTTACATGAGATTAAAGCAAGCTTAGACATTGTGTTGTAATTATCTAAAGTTTCTACAAATGCCCTCTTGACTGAGGGCTTTTTCATGCCTATAATTCACCTAACGAAACAGAAAAGCTTCAGAGGGTACAGACATGTGGTCATCCAAAGGTCGTTCAGGGTATGGTGATAGCACAATCGGTGGTGACTATGATTCATGGGATGGTGTGTCGCTTAATGGTCGTCAGTACAAGAATGAAATCACTCAAGAAACCCGTGACTTGTCTGGTGCAGATTACTGGCATATGAGGAAGCAGAATCGTCCTACTGAGGCTATCCCAGCATCTTTACACATGCTCAGTAAAGATCGTGCCAACATTGATGCATATGCAGCTTTGGACGAACCTGTCAAGAAGAAATCTTCAGTGTCTTTGGTCGACAAGATCCTTCCTCAGCAAAGACGTGTACTGACTCTTACACAGCAGATGATTGACTTAGAAGCTGAATACAAGCAAAGGCTTCACAATCCTGAAGAATATACCTTGCTTAGAAATATCCTTTCGTGCAAGCGTTCACGCGCTCAAGAGTTGCTGAAGAAAGCTGTCTCTGTCAAGAAACCTGAGCCAATCCCTTCAGACGACACAGACAGCCTGTACAATGACGAACAATACGCTGAAGATAGTCTGTCGTATAACGACGAGAAAGCTGCACAGAATGTGATAGACGCCGTTGACACACCAACATGGCTGTTGAACACAAACCCTTCCAATTGCCTACGAAATCCTTTAATTAAAGCTTGCCAGACATACAAGACATTGGTAAGATGGGCTATCAAAACGAAACACTACATTAACGATTTGAAGGCGGTGTGATATGAGTTCTATTACAGTTGATCTTGAAGGCTTTAAGAAACTAGTCGGTGAGTTCTGTAAAGCTGCACCTACGGCTGAGATTGATAGCCTTGAGAATGGTATCAAGTGCGTAGGTCTGAGTTACTTCGGGATTGAGCCACCGCCCGAATCAGGTAGTTATGAAGAGATTATTGCTGTAAGCTATTTGCAATACGCACAACGTCGCTACATGGAACGTGAAGTTGAACTGGCTATTGGACAAACATCATGAGCTCTCAGAAAGCATTTTCAATCGCAGAATTATTAGCTTCACACAATCTCCCTTGCAAATTGTGGAGGACATCTGATGGGGTGTGGCATGTGAAATGTGTAGATAGGATTAACACAGAAGGTGTTAATAAATACAATGAATTGTTTGGGGATATGAAATGAAAGAAGTTTATATTGGTGCATACTCATTGTTTGCCATGGAATATCTTGATGGTCAATATCCTCATGAGAGGTTTGGTCAAGCTTTTATGAATAAGTTCTACACAGGTACATCTCTGACAGACAGCCAACTCTTCTACTGTGAAGACAAAACTCAAGCTGTTGATATCATCTTTGCACGATACATTACTTGTGAGCCTAACTAAAATGAACACAAACACATTCGAACGCTTTACAAAAGCTAAGCGTTATGAACGAAGAGATTCGCTAGAATCGGCCTCTAAACAGTCTCGTAAAGACAAGACATTGGCGACTAAGCGTATTGATAAGAGAGATTTGTGGAGGGATGAGGTGTGACTCAGCAACAAAGAGATTGGGCAAGGCAATACTCATGGTTTTATTGTAGTGATTCTAGGGCCATCTGGACTAAAGACTCTAAAGGTGATACACTAAAATTCACCAATATGAAAACCTTAAAGCAATGGGCACTAGGAGAAAGTAAATGACTATTAATATTGAATTAGGTTCAGACGCATTGAATGAGGCTGCTTGGAGGCTTCTAGATAAGATTCAAGACTATCAGGAAGTAAACCCTCTTCTGTTCAATAATCTGAAAGCTTGTCTAAAAGAAACTATTGAAGTTTACTTGACTCAGTCGCTCAAGGAAAAGGACAACACAAAGGTCGATTACTATACATTAGAGTTTGGATCTTATTATGAAGGTTTATCTATCAGTAGGGATGCAGATGACGGACACCTTGAGCAGTCAAGTTTTCACAACGTTAGAGTAGTAAAACTATCTGATTATGAAGCTCTCTTGAGTGGGGTTAACAAATGAGTTGGTCACATTGCGGTACAGATAAACAAGGTCGTCTGATTGGCTATGCACATGAAGCTATATGTGACCATGAAGGCTGTAACAAAGAGATTGATCGTGGTCTAAGTTATGTTTGTGGTGGAATGCATGGAGAGGATGAGCATAGCTGTGATAAGTACTTCTGTTCAGAGCATCTTGAATGGACACTTGATTTAGGTGATGAGTACAAAAGTATCTGTGAAGAATGTATGGTGAGGCTTACAACATCAGGTGATTATGTTCTTCATGTTGAAGATTGGGTAGTGCGTCCCTTGAAGAACTCGGACATTGTTGACTACTCGGACCTTGACGAAGATCCTTGGAGTGGTGATGGTATGATGGGGTCGAGTGGCTGATTCGATAAATACTCTACACAGGGCCTTAGAGGCCCTTTTCTTTTGCCTATCAATCACCAATCCCATCATAAATTCTTTCAATCATTCTTTTGCTTAATTTCTCTATTCTCTTGTTGACGTGGAAGGGGAATAGAGTAGAATAGGACACAGAAAGAAGCAAAGGTGCTTCTAAGAATGAGAGATAAAGACATGACCAAAGAGCAAATCATCAGCAAACTGAGCAAGTTCACCCTGTTTGGTGAAGGTCGTGTCATCGTTAAAGAGATTGACTACAGCAACAACCGTTTTGCACCTGAAATGGTTGCGTATCGTATCCACTACACAGAGATTGGCGGCAAACGTCGCAAAGTGACTTACTATCCAAACACCGTTGGTTTTCAGTGGAGCTGATCAGAATGTTTAACTATCCAGAACAAGCAAAGAAAGAAGCCACTCATACTGATGATGTTGGAAATTTGTACAGAGTACTAGGAGATAAACCTGTAGAGTTCTGTGTTGACTACTGGGACCGTAGGTATAACCGTTGGTGTCAAGACATTGGCAGGAACTTCAGTTACCTTGTCAAGCTTGAAAAGTGAATACAAAAGCCTTGCAGCAATGTAAGGTTTTCTTGTATAATTCTTTTAACGAAACAAACTCTTCTTAAAGGATCTTCCCAATGTTTACTGTAAAATATGATACATCCATCACAAAGAACATCCTTTGGGTGGTAGTGTGTGCTATGTCAGAATGTGAAGCTGTATGGAAGGCTATTGAACTTGTTGGGAAGGATTGGCAAGGGATGGATATTGAAGTGACGGATGTGTATAAGTTCTTTTGAAATTGTTTGAGATATGGGTTGACAGGGTGCTCGCGTCTCTGTAGAATCAACCCCACAGAGACGCAATAAAGCCTCTCACAAGCTTGGAGCTACATCATGACTATTTCTAACTTCGACGTTCTTGTTGCTACAGTTGGTGAGATTGTTGATGCTCACATTGAAGCTAAAATCTCTTATGCCAATAAAGCTATTGCAGCTTGGCATAATGAGCAACCTACGGACAAACGTCTGGTAGAGTTCCGCCAGTATGTACTTGAGTCCTCGCTCAAGACTATTGCAGACTACACCTTCTAAGGGTGTACGGATAATATACAGGAGCCTCTAAGGGCTCCTTTTCTTTTGTCTGAAATAAATACATTTATCCTTAAATAATCCTTTACAGGGTAGATGAATCCTCTTACAATAGAAACAAATCAACGCCACTTAATTGTGGCTCTCACCTTTGAAGGAAAACAAATGAAAGTAACTGTTGAACGTTTGAAAGAGCTATACACATATGACAGCCTCACAGGACTATTTACTTTCAATGTAAGACGTGGCCCGATGAAAGTAGGAGATGTCGCTGGGGCTATCGCAACAGGTGGTTATATACAGATAAGCATTGATGGTAAGAAGTATCCTGCGCATAGGCTGGTATGGCTCTACATGACGGGAGAATGGCCTGATGACTTAATAGATCATAAAGATACAGTCAGGACAAATAACAAATTTAACAACCTACGTGTTGTAACTTCGTCCGTCAGCAATAGGAACAGAGGTCTAGACAAGCGCAATAAGTCTGGAACAACTGGAGTTTCTTGGGACAAGGCTGCCCGCAAATGGTATGCATCTATTTGTGTTGATAAGAAGAAGATAAATCTAGGTTTTTACGAGTATAAAGAAGATGCTGTCTTAGCTCGTATGACGGCTGAAAAGAAATACAATTATTGGGTTGACAGGGCTTTCGATAACCTATAAAATTAAAACATCAGAACGAAACACTATTTAGGAATAAAAACATGAACACTAAACAAGCTGCTAAATACGCACAGATCAAAGCTCAATTGATGGCCATGTCTTTTGACTGGATTGACGGCGCTACTTACAGCCGCAATGGTCAAAGTGTGTATCAAGGTAGTGAAGTGTTCTTTTCAAGCCTTGATCATCTTACTGGTGATGCACCTCTGTACACACTGACTGTTAAAGGGCCTGTACTGTGCCTGGTACATGGTGATAAGTCTTGCACAATTGGCTTTCTCAATGAGTACAACACAGACAATAAGTCTGTTCAAAAGCAAGCTGAAGAGATTGATGCTAAAGTAAGGTCTCTGCTTAAGTAATAATCAATTTAGCAGGGTAATATAAGATCCCACAATGTGGGATCTAGTTGTTTCTAGTCACTAACAATCCTGTTGCATAGTCCCTTCAAATATCTAGCCTGTAAAATCCCTCCTAAACCTTGTAAATTCTAGTGTACATGCGTACTCCCAAAGTGTATTAGTCAGCTTATAGTGGCTGAAAGAAAGTAGTCAATAATACCTTTCATGTTAAGCTTGATGCCTCTACGCTCCCTGTACCACTCTAATTCCACTTCACACTAACCATTCCTTGTCAACATTTACTTCGTAAACCTCTTCAACTATAGCTTTTATTCATTACGCATACAGTATTGATAGTATTCTTCTAAGAGTATGCATAGGTCATGCACAGTGGCTATGTAGCATAGACTAAGGGTGTAGTCAAGGTTGTCTGTCAGATAGTGTCCCCTGTATACTCGGTTCAGTTGATCAATGGGAAGTTGAACTGAGAGGCTAAGTGCTTGTTATCAAAGGAGATTGTCTAGTAGTGATAGTGGCTTGGAATACCGTTTGGAATACCAGACTGGCTCAATGGTCGCTGATAGGTAGACTGGCCCAAGTCCCGTCGTCTGCATCGATAGCTCACTAATCATTAGCTAGATAATAGGTAGCAGACTATCGTCCCATATTTTGGGATTAGAGAGTGGGGGAGTGACGTGCTACAGAGGAGGCGTTAAGCTGCAATGATACCGAGACAGTAATTTGAAGAGTATGAACCCTTATAAATAAAGGCTTTCAGAGATATTTGCACACAGCAATGAAGGAGTCACTGATACAAGCTGACTCCCAAAATAGGTAATGGTTGATATTTTACTGCTATAGACTTATAGAGAAAGTGCCCTGTAAGCCACAGCCTATAAGGGGGTAAAGTTATTTACTTACTCTCCGACACCTTTGAAAGTAAGTAGTTTTCTAAGAGACTCCTCATACGATTAGATAGAATCAGAATGTGCATGTCTTTGTGTTGTCTGATACTGCCTCTAAACAAGAATTGAATCATCTCACTTAAAGCATAACCATCTTTATCAACCTTGATACCAAACTGTGCAAGGTGGTTCACAAGAGTTACGTCAGGGTAAACATTGACACAGTAAACACAATTACTGAAATCAGCATACTCGTTACTAGCCCTCATGTTCTTAGGTACAAATGGTTCAACACCTTTGACAGCACGAGTATAGCCCTTACCTTCAAGCTTACTTTTAAAGGGTTTGAATGTGGTCCAGAACGTTCTCCCTTTAGACATGTTCTCTTGTAACTGAGTGACAATCGAAGCCTTTATACGTTTAAATAGGTTATCATCAGCTTTGTTTTGTTTGTACCAGTTGTTAGAGAAAGGTGTATTTAAGTACATACCTTGTTCATCGTACTGTAAGTCTAACACGTATTTGGTAGGCTTTACGATGTGTAGCTTGTCCTTAATGATATTTCTAATCACTGATTCTTCTCTCAGTGTATCGGGATAGAAGTAGTCATATTTCAAATCATTAAGTTGAAACCAACAACGCATCAAACTGCCTTCAAACATGTAGGTTAGGATAGTACAGCTCTTACAAGACTTGATGATAGTTGGCGGTACACGTTGTATTAATACATTTTCTCCATGCAACCACAAAGCCTCAGTGTCACACATATCTTTGATTGCTGTGTCTCTCCCAGAGTAGCCGGGGTATTCACTATGATTCCATTTGAGTTGCCCATTAGGTTGTTTAACAATCATATTTGCTTTAATCAAACAGATCACGTCTTGTTTCTCAATATCATCATACAGACTGATAAGGTCTAGTGTCTCATCAACAATCAGATGGTATTCGTTTTGTTCTAGTATCTCTGCTATCTCCATGCTGAAAGAGTGAAACAGGGAATGGGTAATTGCAATATTGAACCCACTAGAGGCAAGACGTTTGAATGACTCTGTCTTGTTAGGTGCAGCAGAAGGGCTCCTGAAGTTCATCTCAGGAAGCTCCTCTTGAATTCTACCCTTAGTCCTTCCATCACCAGTTTCAGATAGGTATGGAGATACGAATAGCCAGCGTTTGTCTTTATTAGACTTCATGTAATCAAACACCCAAGTCGTTTTACCTGAGCCACAGATTGCATCTACGATCTTAATGTCAGTCATAATTTAGTTTACTAGTCTCCTGTCGTTTACCATAGTGGTATGCTTCCTCTGTTCGTTGCATAAAGATTCTGTCTAGATCATCTGGATAATACTGTTTCACATGTTCTGCTTTCCAACCAGTAATCTTCTCAGCTAGAGATTTCTCTTTCTCTGTCATGTGTACAGTTCCTTTCTGAAATTCCCACTCGACTCTATAAGAGCAATCAAGTGAATGCCATTTAGGTTCTGCATGATCTATACCGCAGTTGCACCACATAGACTCAATCAGTTCTTTGACATTCATGTTAATTTAAACCCTTTACGCTCAAGAAACTTTCCGAAATCATCTCACATTTCCCCACTCAGACCCACTGTCTTTAATATCCGCATCAAGGTAGCCACACAACTCATCAGATACAATCTCATATTTGGCTAGCAGCCTTTGATATCTCACAAATCCATATAGGAGTGCAGTGATGGATAAGCAAATAATAAAGATTAGAACACCAATAATAATTTCCATCAATCACTATCCTCCAAATATTCCTGCACCAATTCATCTTCTCGAAAATACTCATTCTCAAGCTGTAGCAGCAAGATATTCTTCTCACTTGCACACCATGCGATGAAGTCTAGGATTAGTTGTTTGTCGTAGTTCACTTCTTTATTGTTCATCACTTACCTCCACACCAAAGATACTCATATTCCACTTCAGTTTCCCAACCATCATAACTGGTCGTACCCTCTTTTACAAGAAAATGTGTTCCATCCTGACCACCACAGTCACAGCATGATTCTACTTGCATGTCATCTGGAAGTTCTTTAATCAATTCTTTCAAGTCAGCTACGTTCATGCTTTATTCCTCATCTCATAAAGCTCCTCAACTATCTTGTGCAATACCCGCTCAGCAGGATAATCTGTGTAGGTGCGAGGTGGTAGCGTGTCACAAGATCGGTAAAAGTCTTCCACCCACTCTTTCTTATTTTTGACGTAGTATTTATCTTCATAAAGAACAAAACTACCATCAATCTTTACTCGGATGTGGTCAACAACTGCTGGGTAGTCATTCTTATAGGCAATGACATATTCTAACCCCTGCTCTTTAAGGTTGGCTATCACTTTAGCTCCGTTCATCAATCTTCTCCTGTAGATCTGCAATCTGTTGTTGAAGGTCGTGGATAGAGCCGATCATACTTAAAGTTAAGATTGTCATAGCGTCTAAAACTCCTCTATCGCCTATCAGTAGTCCGGCTTCTGTTTTAATAAAGTTCTCAATGAATTCTTCTCGTGTCATTTGTAAATACCTTTCATCTTTGCTCGTTGGATTGAGTGTACTCTTTTAATCTTCCCATCAAGCATGTCAATAAATGTCTTTCTCAACACAGCTTTTTCATCCCAAGTCAACCATACCCAACTATACTTTACCCAATCACAACCATGGGGGGTTGAACTGGTCTGTAACCACAATCTCTTGTTTAGTCTTCAAATCTGTGACTGTGTACGTGGAGACAACACTAAGCTGTAACTCAGTAACTGTCGATTCTGCTTTAAGCTTAAACCTACTAGGATACTTCTTCATACACTCAACAATAGCCAACACAGGCTCTGAGATGTCTTTTACTCGCAACACTTCTTCAGAACCATAATTAGGTTGAGAATAACTTTGTGGAAGTGGTGCAGGTTCTCGTTTCTTTGGTTTGAAGAACCAAATCTTATTAAACCAGATCATTCTGCTAGCCCCTCTAGGTATCTATTAATCAACTTATCTAACCTTTCACTTGCAATTTCAAGGTAAATAGGGTCGTCATACCCAGCATACATCACGAGGTCTGTTTGTTGACTGTTAAGCCAGCTAATAAAATCCAACAGTAGTGGCTTAATACGTAGATCATCCATTCAATTTCTCCTTATATCGTTGCTCGCAAGACATCTTGTGTCCAACTTCTGGCGTATTGTAGCACTCTACACACACTCCGGGAGGACTTTTCCCATAGAAAACATCCTCTTGAGCAATATAATACGTCTGTGTCATGTCATAATCAGGGTGGAATACGATAGCGTTTGTGGATTTACGTGTCCCACAATCCCAGCCATTGATCCATTCTTTGTTTATGTATGCCCAACATTCAAACATTCTGTAATTCCTCAATAGCTGTTAACCCATCAATCTCTTCAATCCTATCCACCCAATCACAATAAGCTTCTCTCATCGTTTCTCCTACACCTATTGCCCACCACTCTCCTTCGGTGGCTTTATCTGAAGAAGATAAGTCGTTTATACCCACCATACACACCCAAGGATAATGGGTATCATTTTGTGGGCGTAGTCTTGGTTTAAGTCTTTTCATTGTATATCCTCTTTATAAGGTGTGCATAAATGCAAGTATTCTTACTGTTTTGGGTAGATATGTCTAGAATACTTACTTTATTAAGTTAGTGAATTATATACTATCAGAAACTTCGAGTTGTGTAAAGGTGTACAATGTGGCTCCTAAATAGAGAACGCAGTTTTATACCCTATTTTCTACACTAGTAACTATTCTTTACCTTTACTTTTAGAGTCTTTCTGCACTGGGTATACATGACTGTGTGATTTAATGTCTTGTGCTTCCTCTAAATACAGTCCAACTAGACCTACAGCAGATAGTTTAGGGTTGGCACTGACAAACTCTTTCAAAGTGTTGAACCCAGTTGCCTGAACGAATAGGTTAATGTCTACACCCACTTTCTTAGCCACACGTTTTACATATCTAGTCTCGGAAGCTGGTTTCCACCAAAGGGGAAGTTTTACACCCTGAGAGGAGGCCAATTCTGACCATAGTGGCTTGTCTACATATTCAGTTTTAATGTTGTCTAGTGCCCATTGCTGATCAGCCTTACGTTTGATAGCTGCATTAGCTCGGTCTTCGTCAGTCATTCGTGTCAGGTGTTGTGTGTTCATTTCTTAGTCGCCTTATCTAGAGTTGAGAAGTGTAGTGACAAGCTGCCAATAACTAGACCAAATGCTGATCTACTGTCATCGTATACTTTATAAAACTTAAAATAATATTTCTCCCGAAAGCCATTAATATCATTTTCCCAGCAACCATCTCCCCACCGATAGCCAATACGAATACGTCCAAACTTTAGCATCTCAATTGGGTTTTCACAATTCTTAAGCTGTTCCATCTTTCTCTCCAATCTCAATCAACTGTTTAATTTCATTCAAAGCATTCTTAATATGCTCATTCTCATCAATCTTTAATTCTTTAGAGATACGCTGCATACGTTTATTTATTTTGTGTAAGTCTTTTAGGGATAGTTTTAGGCTATCTAATAGTTGTTTCTTATTCACACCCCAAACTCCCAATATCCTTTGACATAAATTTCACAGTGGCCTTCATAATAGGTTAGGTGCTCAGGTTCAAGGTCAAGTGACCACCGTGTGTCTGTATCACAAAGACGAAAATCCATATCTCCGTGTTGATCTATCATCTCTTGTAAATGTGATATAGCTTCCGATAATTTCATAATCCCAATCTCTCCTTATACATTTTAATCCCTTGTTCCAACTCCACTATCCTCTTACGTTTCTCAATGTTTAGGATGACAGCCTCAGCGTGTCCTTTTGAGTCATAGTGTTGAGGGTGCTGTCTGATCCAGTTTGCTTCCCAATCTTCAGTCATAGACCTTCTCAACAATATTCAGACGCTTACGGACCTCATTCAAATCAATTGGTGTATAGTTTGTGTGTTCCATACAGACATTCAGATATTTGGGGTCATCAATCTTATCAAAATGCATGTGCCCATGGACATTAAACTTACCACGAAGCTCTTGTGGATGAATTGGTGCATGACTCAACCACATTCCTTTGTATTTGTGCAGGCTGTAAACTGCATCATATGTGCCACACAAGTCTTGCATTGCAATACCACGCTCAAGGTCGTGATTACCACAGATAAGAATCTTCTTTTCAGCTACCCAAGTCTTGACATCTGCGAGAGCTTCTTTACTGAAGCACATGTCACCCAACATAAATACAACATCGCGTTTAGTGACCACTTTGTGGTAATTCTCTTTGATAATTGCGTTATGTTCTTCCACAGATGAGAACTGATCCCGGAAGTTACAGATATTCTTGTGATCTAGGTGAGCATCACTCATGAACCATACGTTTGCCATAACCACTCTCCTATAAATTAGTGAATCAAGAATAACAAAAAGAGCAGCCAATCACAAGGACTAGCTGCTCTATAAATATCTCTTAGCAATTGGTTTCAAATAGACTATCTCTATTCTCCTCAAGGTAGTCTGCAACCATTACATTCAAGTCTCTTGTTGACCAACCTTGTCCTACGACAACTTCCCTATAATCTCCCATGTGACCATGTGTAGCAATTGAATATTCACAGCCGAAACACCAACCGTTTGAGAATACGTAGATTCTATCTCTAGACATTTTATTGTTCTCCGTGCAGTCTTCAGAATGGGAACTTCTTAGAACCAATCCACATTTTGTAAAAGACGGGATCAACGAATTTAACAATTTGACTAGTTGGTTTGATCATTCCAGTCTTTTTATTCTTTTGAATATTAACCACTTCAACAATACGTGCAGCAATAGCTCGTTTAAGTCGATAGGGATCAAAGTCGAAAGGTGGCTTGAAGGTTTTATTCCCACCAACACCGTGCCAGTCTAGGTAACGTCCATTGTAGATATTTACTGCATTGCTAAAACTAATAGTTGAACGTCCTTTGTTAGTTGGACAATCACTTTCAAAGCATACAATACCTTTTACAAAGTAAAGTGGTTCGTATCCTAGCTCAGAGAAGAAATTCTTGAGACTTACCATTTGCAAAATTGTAGTGTCTTTAATTTCTTCAGCGGTTAGAATCTTATCTGTGTCAGTCATTTGGTTTCTCTCCTTTCTCATATTGTACTACTTCAACACCAAAGGCTTCCAGCATCTCAATTCCCTTGGTATCCCTGTAACGTTCTAAGTATACAACCTTTTTAATTCCACTGGAAGCAATAATGGAGCTACAGGTTGAACAAGGTGACAATGTTACGTAGATTGTAGCACCTTCTGCACTTACACCCTCACGAGCCATTTTGCAGAGTGAATTAATTTCAGAATGAACTACGCCTTTTCGGGTAACTAACTTGTAGTGCCCAATCTCATCTTCATAAGGAAAGGTTTCGCGGAAAGTTTCAATATCCAACCAACCGCCTGCACCTTCTGAATATACTTTATCCTCGCAAGTGTTATCCATTCCGGGGAGAGTACCATTATAACCTAAGTACAAACCTCTGCTCTTAGTGAGGATGCAACTTCCAACCTGTTTCCTGATGGCATGACTATCTTGTGATGCCCTGACAGCAATATCCATGTAAAGATCGTCTTCTTTAGTCATCACCATGCTTCATAATCAGTCAATGAAATACCAATACCTAATTCATCACATTCTATGGCACTGCTGATTCCAATACCACCACCGCCGGAAAAGATATAGTGGTAAGTAAGAATCTTCATGTCATCGTCTGATTGAGCAGCGTAGCTCATAATCATGTGGCACATATTCTTGAATTCTTCAGCACGTTTTAGTTCATTTTCGTTTAGTTCAAATTTCATGTTGTTCTCCTAATTGGTTGTCTTTATCTGGAGGAGGGCCTTTATAAATCCAAGCGTCTCCTAACAACTCAAAACCTCTTTTATTATAGGCATCATTCGCCTCTTCTGGTGTATCGAACGTACCTAAATATTCACGCACCCCTTCATGACGTATTCTTGATTGAAACCTATCTCCACTGGCACCAACACCTGCCAATCCTTTATGCTTGTTTATGTAGTTTGGCCTTTTATTCTGCTGCTGTTCAGAATCTGTAGCCCAACGACAATTCTCTTTATAATAACCCAGAGAATTGTCAATACGATCCAATGTCATACCATCAGGGCGATCACCCATGTCGGACAGAAATGTCTCAAATGAATCTAACCAAGCTTCGTCAATAGGTACATCTTTATAGTATTCATAGGATTTATGGTACTCCTTCGTACACCTCTGTTTCATAGAGTTCCAAGAGATCCAAGTCGGCGTTCTATACATCCCATGTGTACCACTTGTCTCAGCTTTTGTTTTACATCCGCATGACTTCTTCTCATTTTTCATCAGACTGTGTGTTAGAACCAAGACTTCTTCCCCACATACACACTGACAATTCCAAAAATAATTCCTGTTATCGTTCTTAATTCCGCTTCTACTTATCACCGTCAAGAATCCAAATTCTTGCCCCACTAGATCATATTTTACAGGCTTCTTAGGCGTCATGCAGCCACAAGATACAGGTTTGTCTGTTACTTTAAGCGCCCTACTGTATTTTACAACCTGTTCCCCACAAACACATTCACATAACCACCGAACTTTAATTTTATTACCTTTGTAAACTAAATTATCTGTACGCTCCAATACTGTCAAGTATTGAAAAGTCTGTCCTGTAAGATCTTTAAAATTTTCTCCGCCCATATCTCTCTCCTATTTAGACCTCGTAGCCGTTCCCCGGCAGCTCAATTCACCACTTTCAGACTTACTAACTGTTTTTTGTAATTTCGATGCGACGATTGTATAGCGTGACTTGCCGTACACAGAATCAATATACTCCTGAGCGATAGCCCGCGAGGCTGTATGAACAAACACATATTCACCCATTGCATTTTGAATGTAGAAGGTTGCGGGTGGAATGAATAGATAATCAGTGAAGGTATTATAATCAACTGTTGTCACTTTAGGATCTTTCTTCTTAGCTTCAGTCATAATAATTCTCCATTTCTATTTCATGCTCAATAAACTGATCTATAAGCCAATCATCATCGTCTACAACGTCTTCTTCAGCATCTTCGTAGTAGTCATCTAAATTTTCATCAAGCCAACGGTCATAGTCTGTCATTACACTAATACACCTTTGAAATCATAATATTCTGATTTATTAGCTGCGCTATCAATAATCCAAGTTTTCCCACAATCTAAACATCTAGCATCAATCCAGTAAGAGTCATCACTAGCAGACCAGTTGCCTGTGTCTCCTTTATACTCACCTTGCTTGTCCTCGTGTGGGCAAGATGCTTGTAGTTGTTGAAGTTCCGAGGTCAGTTTTTCTTGCATAATCTTAATTCTTTGGAATTTATCTTTAATGTCACTCACAATCCATCTCCTCCAAAATACTAGAAATCATGTCCTCGCCAAGTTCAGTTGTAGCATCTTCTAGATCGTGAAGAATCCAAGAAGAGATATTTACATCATAACCTTCTTCTGTGACTGTGTTAAAACTATTCATTCTTGCTCTTTCTCCAACTCAATTAACTGATTCAATACCACTAACATTGCATCTACATTCTCACGGAAGTATGTGACGCTGCTTTTACTCGCCTTCGCTGGATGATTGATGGCAGCATATAATTTGCAAAGCGCTTCATATTTAGAACTCATTCTTTATTCTCCGTTTTAGACACCCAAGGTCGTGATAGATTGTAGACTTGTACAATATTATTCTCAGACAATTGTTTATCCTCAAGTAATACTGAAAATTGCTCAAGTTTCTCTTCTTTAATAACTTTGAATAGTGCTGTCAGACTAGAGTGCTGAGTTTGATACATTGTTATTTTCCTTAAATTAGATAGTTGCCTTTAGGAAACTCAATTCCACGAGAATTAAACTCTGCACAAAGCTCTTTATAAATACCTTGACAAATACTACGAGCAGCAGACTCAGTATACCAACTTTGTCCCTCTGCTGCATTAAAGAATGATAACTCCATTGCTGTCTTATGGTAAAGCTCTTTAATCTCATCATCAGTATGTTCGTTGTACATTTCTCTCTCCTTAGTTAATACACATTGATTCTAGGTCTAATTCCAACCATTCATCAGGCTCAATTGAGAATGCTGGTTCTAGGATAGCAGACAGGTCTTCTGATTGGTCGTCGAAGTCGTATGGGGTCATTACCAATCTGCCTTATTCCTACGAGCCATTTTCATTAGGGGTAAACTGAATTCTGAACCAGACCAAGGAAACTTACAACCCATATACTCAATAACTTCACCATCTTTTGGATAGCCAAGCTCTTGCTCAACCCAATAGTCAGCTTGCACAACAATGAAATTCTCGTCACCAACTGCACGGTCAAACAAACCTGATGTCAAAGTAGGGTAGAATTCAAAATAAATTGCAGGCCAACCCAATCCAAAATAACTCTTCTCAACCTTCAGAGATTCTATAGGGTAAATCTGACCTTTGATAAGATCCTCATCAGTTGGTCCTAGATATTTGACGTAGAAATCATCCTTTACTATTGTACTCATTAATATTCTCTCCTGTGTGTTTGTCATGTGCTGCTATTGTAAGCCAGCACATTGGTTTGTGCAAGGGCTATTTACGTTCTTCTTCACAACGAGATAGAAAATCCTCCTCGCTTTCTGAGTAAGAAATCTTACCATCTTCATCAAACTCAACTTTCGGCAGTTGTTTGATGTCAATACCTTCTGCAATCATTTGTGTCAGGCCGTCTTCATAAAGTGTTTTAGCTGTGACTGCCATCTTATTTCTCCTCAATTTTCTTTTGGTTTGCTTTATTGGCAGCAATTGCAGCTTTACGGGCAGCAGTATCAATCTTTTTCTGGTGTGCGTCAAGTGCTTTAGCTACAGCATTTTCTACAATACTTTCTAGTGTAGGCATATTGTCGTAGTCTTCTTCGTCTTCCAAAGGCATGCCAGCTTGACAATCAGGTGAGCCACAATCACAAGGAAGGGACTTCTGGTACTCATAGAAGTTTTCCATTCGTGTTCCTAGCTCTTTTGCACCAAACCAGAATTCTCTACCTTCGTTGCATTGGATCAATTCTTCATCCGACAACAGACCCTTGTAAGTAGAAGTAATTTCTTCCTCCATTTGTTTGTGTGCAAACTCAGTATGACTTTTGATATCTGGTGTCTTTCCAAAACTGCTCCACCACGCACAATGAATCATGAACTGAATGTGTGGCCCCCATCCGTGCTGTTTGCACGCCAAGAATACAGTCGTAGCGGCTGACATACAAGCATACTCAATAAATCCTACAACATTTGCTTCAGATTCTTGGATAGCATTACAAATCATCCGCTCTGTGGCTACAGATCCACCTGACGAATTTATGCGGATCAGGATTTCGTCCTGTGGGCCGCTGCTACGAAGAATATTACATAGATCTACATAGTTCTCAGGCTCTGTAATAGGACCAGTTAGATAATATGTGTGTTGCTGTCCTCGTACTTCAGTTGTGAAGATGTTTTTAGGTGGAAACATTGGGATAAAAGTATCTTCAGACATTATTTACTCTCCTTTTCACGAGCCTGTACCATTGCTTTACACAAACCACCGCGCACAATATCTTCGCTAGTTGCTGTAATTACTTTAATGTGTTTCTGTAGTTCTGGATTCTTTTCTACAAACTTAGTAAGCCACTCAATACCATTAACCCCTTTAATATCTGTCTGGTGTCCAGTACCATCCCCAATAAGAATCAGTTTAGAACCTTGCTCCATACGGGTAAGCATTGTGTACAGTTCATTTTGATCCATACATTGAACTTCATCGATGATCATTACATCTGACACCGACCTGCCGCGAGCGTACTCGGGAGCAAGAAGCTCGATTGAACCGTTAGCAAGGCAATTCTCGTAATAGCTCTTGCCATAACGCTTCCACAATACTTCAAGCAATGGCATCAAGAACGGTTCAAACTTCTGTTGAAGAGTAGACGGCAACATACCCAAACTACGACCCATAGGAATCACTGCACGAGAAAGAGTGATTTTATTATAAACACCTTTCTTAAGCCAGTCAGACACTTCACTCATGGTCAGATAGCTTTTTCCCACGCCTGCCGGAGCAGAGAACACCACAACATCAAACTCTTTAAGTGCATTCAAGAACAACTTTTGAACATCATTCTTTGCAGACACTGGAGCAGCCAGATAGTTTTCATCTTGAAACTTAGGCTTCAGAACACGGCCAATATCAGCCTTTTTAACCCAACGTTCTTCCACTACTTGTGCTTGCGATCTTTTAGCCATTAGTGTGATTCCTTTACAGTAAGTTTTAGTAGAGCTTCACATACAGTGTTATCAAGATTATCCTGCCACTTGTCAATCAATCCCTTCAAAAGACTTCTCTTAGCCTCTTTGTATACCTCCGACGCTTCTCTTTCAGTTGCATAAACACCCAAGTAAATTTTCTTTCCTGCACTTCCTCCTCCAATACAAGCTTCATACTTGTTTAGTCGAGAATGAAACTGAACACCTGTTAAATACCGACCACCAGTGACTTTTGTTGCGGTGAAAAAGCAATTTATCTCACAAGGTATAATACAACAGGTGTCTGGTCCATAAACCTTATTACCCTCTACAAGAATATCCTTATCTACTTCATATCCTTGCTTGCCTCGCATACTATCTTTGTACCAAACTAAGAAATTTTGATAATTATGCCAAACTTTACTGACTGTGCAGCCAATGTAAGACGGAGATTTAATTTGTACCTTTTCAGAATAACATCTACCAAGCATTGCAACCCAGATTGCATACACATCCACGAGTTTATCAAAACCCTCAATCTGCACAGGTTTGCTGTCATGCCCTACCCCAAGATAACCAACCCCGTAAACCTGAGGGAAGAGTAGGTTCTTTATACAGCCATTTTTAATTTCTTTAGTGGCTGACTTCATTGTGTAGGCGTAAGGTTCAGCGAATTCAATTGTTAACGAATTAGCACCTTCATACTTAACCACAATGAAGCTGCACCCTTGTTTATTCCTAAACTCTTTGCCTAGAATTTCATCATTCAGTGGCCTCCCTTTCGAACTACCCATACCACCTCACTATTTCAATTATTTAATTAATACAACCCTTCTCAACCCAGCAACAACACACCTGCCCAAATAGCAAACCCTAAACTAATCGCCAAACTTGCCCAAGCACCTCCATAAGTTTTCTCTTGTTAATATGGAAAGCTCTTATTAGCAACCTCTGTCATATAACCACCTGTGCTCAACAAATGCAACACAAACATTGTAATCATAAAAGCTGTCATACGTTTTCCCCTAATTAATTTAAACAACAGTACCAATATTGCACACTTTTATCTAGAAAGCAAGACCTCTTTTAATAATCCTCACCTAAATCTTTATTCAAAAACTCTTTCCATGCAATTTTAGATTCAGACATTTCTTCTGTGAGACTAATCACCTTCCTGACAACCTCATCAGCATGAAAGTATGCCTTCTCCTCACAATCATCACATACCTCATTCACCCATTGCAAATATTGTTCAAGGATGAGGGCTTTATCTTGATCTGTAAATTTCATTCAAACAACCTCTTATCAAAATTCTCCCTCGGAACACTTGTCGCACTACTAGCCTTACGTATAGCCTCAATCTGTTCGTCTCTAAGCTCAGGATAAAGTCCAATCTCTTGGCTATACTCTACAAGTTCAACCATACCTTGACAATGATCAGAGGAGGCACACCCTAGTTTGTCAATACCCTCTACCTCTTTACCTGTCTCACAACACACTTTCATTTTCACACCTCTCCGTTTTGATAAGCTGCACAAGGGCCTTCGTGCCCACCAGATCGTGTGCAATACCAACCAATTGGCGGTTGACTGCAAACAGTTTTACCATATCCTTCAACATACCAACAGCCAGCTTCGCAGTATACCTTCACGCTGACATTAGGGTCTTCCCAAGCCAGATACTTAATGTACTTCATAGCATCTTCAAGAGTGTTAAAACAACCTTTCATTTTCATTCTTCCTCCAACATTATCTCAAAAGCCTTCATAACATCCTTATCCACACAATGCAGAGGAAGGAAATCTGCAAATCCTGCTCTTGTATTCTTAGATGTAGAGGATAAATAGACATCTGTCAAGATGTTTTCTCTGTTTATGTAGAATGTATGTGTTGATATGTGTGACTCGGTGGATGAGTCAATGATTATTTTGCGGGGTTCACCCGAAGGGTATTTCATATCAATGACCCTCAATCTCAAAGATTGCGCCATCAGCACAAGTTACTTTACTTTTACGGTCAGTTGTGTATTTAACTTTAGCCACCCCTTGGTTGGTTTTACAATAGTTATTCAGCTTACTAATTTCGTCAGAATCAATTGTAACGAAAGTGGCATCGAATACAACCCACCCTGTCAATACACATGCTGCGATTAGTCCTACTACGTCACCCATCTAAATTCTCCTCAACCTCTATGTGTGTAATTTACAGCCCATTTGTGAACAATATCAGCTTACCTATAGCAGCACAAGGGTTTTCGTGTAACGTTGCTGGAAGGGGTAAAAACTGCACTAACTTTGGGTGTTTTGATCTGCATTTGACAGTCTCTCCCCTAAGATAATTCTTGTGTACACTTTATCCCTATCCAGACCCACTAACCCAGAGATTTCTGTAAGTGTCAAACCTTCTTGTCTTAGATTATAGCATCTTACAGCTAATGCTTGACTTCTCTTGTTTGCACCAGAGCCAGACATTATAGACTACCACGTTTAGCTTTCATGAAATCAGAATAATGGATACTCTGTCCACCAAAGAAAACAGATTGACCCTCAAATGTCCATTTCTTGTTATTAAAGAAGTAATACTCGTACACAACAGACCTGTAGACTTTATATTCTTCTGGTGTCAGTTCCCTGCCAGAGCCTGTGATTCTAATTTGTTTTGGTGGTTGTGGCCAGTTGCTCATTTAGTTTCTCCACGATAGGTATTAAAAGCAGCAAATATCTCAAGTCTACCATAATCAAACTCTAGAGCGCAGTCAATGATTGTATCTACAGCCTTCATGTGTTCGATCAAATCATCTGCTACCTCAGAGAAGCCTTCTTTTTCTAGAAAATTACACGCCCATTCAAAATCTTCTTTAGTCATTTCGTCTCTCCTTTCATTTAATGTAGGACACATCTTCGCACAGATGTGGGAGGAATGCAAAGCTCACTGCACAACACCCAACTGAATCGTGAGTCCGTATTCTGGATCGAATCCAATCTCTATAGCAATACCCAATTTACTAACAAGTGTCAATAGCATGTCTATGCTAAATTTATCTAGTTGACCTCTCATCATATTGCTAATACGAGGTTGTGATACACCGGTCAAAAGGGATACTTCAGCTTGCGTTAACTGCTTGTTCCGGATAAACTGGACAGCCAGCATCGTCAGCTTTGATTTTATACTCAAAATCTTTGCTTCATGTGGATCATCTGTGATAGCTTCCCAAACATTCTGATATGACTGCATTTTACTATACTCCACTATATTTAGTTTTGATGTACACAGTATGTCAGCTATACGGATAAAATGCAAGCATTTATAAATTATATTTTATTGTATCAAAACAGACGAGCGGTATGAATATCCACGAAATATGGTTGACTTTGCTATACAAACAGGAGTATAGTTTCAGTACGAATTGAGGTTTAGGGGCTTTGTTACAATGATCAAATATAATAAGTACACGCACTTTATGCGCATAGCTATACGAGAAAAGTACGCTTACCTATACGCACTTAGTACGCAAGAGTAAGATAGAGAGAATGAGATAGAAAAAGAAAGATAGAAAAGCTTTTATAGCACGCACCACAAAAGAGAGCAGGACAGCACGAATCTTTTTCTTTTGATTTGTATCATTATTGATTTGTATTGTGCAAGGCTTTAGTTTTGTGTTGTGCCATAGATTGTTGGTGCAAAGCGAAGCTAAACGATATAGACTAGAACACGCACTTTCTGCGTATACCTAAAGACTAGGAGAAGATTGTGGAATTATACATACCTCGTGACCTTAGAGATTGGATCGATGCACACCGTGGTGAAATGAGCCGTCAGGCATTCATCATTAAATATATGTTCAAGGTAAAGGAGATGGACGAAATGAAGAAATAGGGTAAAAAGCATATAACTAACTGAAACTATATAACTATGAAAACTCAAGGTATAAAACAATGGAAGCAGAAGAGCAATACATAAAACTACCCTACGTGCTGATGGCAGCAAAAGGCTACGTGAATCAAGAGACAGGCGAAGCTGTCAAAATGTCACAAGGTGCAAAGTTTGTTTACTTATATTTGAAAGCAAGAAATCAATTCTTTGTACAACAAAGAGGTGGGGAGCACTTTGAAGCTCAGTCCACAATCGCAGAAGCAGTTGGTATGGATTTGAGGCGTACAGGTGAAATCATTCTTGAGTTTATTAAGAATGGGGTTGTATATGCAGAAAAAGAGGCTTGCAGCAACGGAAGACGCTGGCACTACCGTAGGGTGAATAATTTGTTACTGTGGAAAGGCAAGGGGAAAACTCCCTTAACTAAAGCTAAAAAGACTGGAGAACAAGAGGTGGGTGAACTGCTTCCTGTTGATTAAGTTCCTGAGTGGCTGTGGAATGATGATTTGAATGGAGGTGAGGTATGATGTTGGAAGAAAATGAAAAGTGGGTTGATGGATATGAAGGGCGATACTCTGTAAATACAGAGGGTAAGGTATTTTCACATATCCGTGGTAAAGTATCTGTAGGAGAGAAAAGGTTCTACGTGGAATCAAGGCAAGAGTTTACATATCACATGTGTGCAGTCTCTTTAAAAGGACAAAAACAAGAACACAAGTATCACCACAGATTGGTGGCCGAAGCCTTTATCCCCAACCCTGAAAATAAACCTGAAGTAAATCATATAAATGGAGATAAAGGAGATAATAGAGTTGAAAACCTTGAATGGGCAACAAAATCAGAAAACATTAAACACTCTTGGGACACAGGTCTAACCATTGGGAGGACACTAACAGAGGCTTTTATAAAGGAGCGGGCTGTCAGATTTATCCTTACTGGAGATACTTCGGGTATTGATCGTAAAGCAATTGATCAATCCATTAAAAAGGAGTGGTACAAAGAAAACCACATCCCGGAAGAGTTTTTGGCAGTCTGTAAGACTCATAACCAAGACTACCCATTACATTGCTGGAATCACTATATTGACCTTTTCAGGTTGTGTGATGGGGATTTAAGTCTGTCTCAAGTAGCTAAAATTGTAGGACTAGACCAGTCATACATTTCATACATCCGCTCAGGTAAGCGGTGTAAAAAAGCCAGAAGGGTTTATGATAAGTATAAAGATGATCCATACTATTTCGTGAATTATAAGAAACTTTATAATTATATCTAGTATTAGTTGTCAAGGGGCTTGCTTTATTGCAAGCTTTCTTGCTACATTAATGAAATCGAAGTTAACTAACTGGAGTCCACAAGAATGGGCAACGAAAACTATTGCCCTGATTGTGGGGCTGAAGAAAAAGATTGTGTATGCTTCTTTGAAGAAAGTGCTGAAGAGTTTGTTGATGGATGCTTTCGCTGGGAATATCAACACGAGGGTATCAGTCACTATGGAACAGTCTTTAAGAAAGTGATGCCTGATAGAGACAGCTAATAAATGTATACAATTTAATAGAAATGTGTTGACATTCTCAAATAAGTCTGTATAATAGTAAACGTGAAATAGCAAAGAACATTAAAAACACTGAAGTGTCCCATTATATAATAATGGTTGTGTTCCTCCCTGTGAAAAGGGCAGTCCGTGACGGTAAAGGGTTTTAATTCTACTAACTGATTCGCCCTTGAAGCATTGTGATGATGCAGTTGACTTGTAATCAACAGAGTGAGGTTTGATTCCTTACTGGGGCACCAGTTTCACCACAGCTACCAAGAAGAAATTCTATTAATGCTGTGTTTCCTCCCGGCGTCTCCCTCCTCATGCCGGACCTTAAAGACAACTTGCTCTCCTCAAGAAATGTCTTTACTCATTGGTAGTTGCCCTCTCCCGACTATCAGTGAGCTTTCTAAAATTATCTCCTTGCGTAGCATATTGTAGGTATTGTCCTATTGAGATAATTTTAGAAAGTATTTACATACTTTACACAGGCTGCGCAACAGCCTTTAGAAACGTCCAACAGAAAGACTTCTTTAGCAAACTACTTTTTGAGTAGGGTTAGTTGAACGTCCCTGTTGCGGCTTATCAGGTAGTTTGACTAAAGAAGGTTTTATGATTGCAGATATGAAGAACGTCCACTTAAAGAGAATGGATGATGTTCAGTATGGCTTTATTTTTGTAAACTACCCACAGTTAGAGTTGCTAGGTTATAGTAAACATCCTAGTAAAAATTACAATATACACTATCTCAAGTGTCATGAGTGTGCCAAAGATCCTGAACTTTTTGATCAAGGTTTCTTCTGGGCAACGCTCACAGACTTAAATAGAGGTCAGATACCTTGTGGTTGCTCTCCTAGAGTTCGTTGGACTGAAGATCAGTGGAAACTTTTAGCTACGAGAAAGAGTTCTGAACTTGGATTCTATTTTGATGGATGGGCTGAAGCTTATATTGGAGCTACCACACTATGCAAGCTTGTTTGCAATAAGCACGGGACATGGACATCCGGTAAGTTATCTAATTTAGTTAAATTAGGAAGAGGGTGCCCTTCCTGTGGTAATGAATCTAAGTCCATAGATCGTAAAGTACATAAGAATTCTGTGACATGCGACATTTTCTTTGCTAGTGGAAAATATCACCCTGACACTATCTTTAAAAGGTTGGGTAAACGTCCTAGCGGGTTCGCCATATACTGGTCAGTAGAATGCCCCGTCTGTAATGTTTATGGCGAAGCTCAAGCATCTGCACTGAAGAGGGGTGTCTACTGCTGTGGCTGTACAAACTTTGGAAACCAGAACCAATCTTATATCAACATTGTTTACGATAATGATCTACCTATTGCGATAAAATTCGGAATAACTTCTGACATAACCAGAAGGCTTAAGGAACAGAGATATAGCTCAGTATTTCGAATTGAAAATACACATCTTTTCCATTTCAATGATCGAAATCAGTGCCGAGCGGCTGAGAGTTATTGTAAAAGTACATTAGTCTGTGGGATTGTCCCTAGAGAATTCATGAAGGCAGGGTTTTCTGAAACAACCTCGGTATTAAATCTGGATACTGTAAGAGAAATATTCTTAGAGTATGGTGGTATTGAGATTTGAAAATTCTATCAACAAATCATTTAGGTAAATACCATGGCAAATAAGAAGCCCACACAAACTGACAAGTCTCGTGCGACACAGTTCGACGGCGAAAAAAGTAATCGGAATACTTCAGGAAACTCTTCTACTCGAATCAAGAAGAGTAAACTTCGTGAACTCGCTGACAAGCTTCTTGAGCGTCAAGACCTTGCACTACAGCTAGTAGACAAGAGTTTGGCTGGCACAGAAGTTAATGCTGACAGTGTTGCAAGTGCCAAGTGGGTACTGAACTCTATTGTCTCGGTGATCAAGAGTGCAAGCGCAGAAGAGCTTGGTTCGTTCAATGCTCGTCTGAAAGGCAAGCGTGAAGATGAAGAAGCTGAACAAACTCCTAAGGAGATTGCTGCTGAGCTTAAACCACGTCTTTCATTGGTGTATATTGACCCGGAAGACGAATAAAGCTTAAAGACTATAGTTGACCCACTAATACTATAAAGACGGTTTAATAGGGCTTAAATGACCTATAAAGAATTTCCCTTGGCTGTATAGAGCAACCCCATCAATTTCTATATGTTCGTTGGTGTAGGGTGAGAACAAGGGAATACTAATCAAGCCTCGGCTTGGTATCTCAGCTAGTTCCTGAGACCCCTAGAACCTCTGGTGGGGTTCGTGACCTGAAATGGTCACACTTATTCGTTACACCCCAAGACAGACAGAGGCTGTATTCTTAGAAGCCGTAGTAGTCTGTTGTTGCGGCTATAAAACCTCTTGATAACCAGACACCTAAAAATAAATATAAAAAGGTGTTAAGATGTCAGATACAATCGCAGATGTTGTGCTAGATAATGTTAGCTATCAGAATGTAAACCTCCTCTCCGGTATTCCTGTAGGAACTAAAGTTCTTCTTCAGTTTAAGGGAACGGGTAATGTCCGTGTCCAGTTAAAACCTTTCCAGCCTGCAAGTTCTTCCCTAGACGGTCTACAGCTTATCACTGTCGAAATGTATATGATCGATCAAGGAGAGTCCATTATCTGGGCTAAGGGTTCTGGTCGTCTCTGCGTACAGGTGGCCTAATATGCCAGTACGTCCGATGTTTCCAAGTGATGATTCAAGCTCGACAGGTGCTGTCAATTCTGTGAATGGTGAGCAAGGTGATGTTGTAATAACATCCCAAAGCCTTAATGCACAACCAGCCTCAACAGTACTTACAGAAATCTCTTCAGTTGATATGTCAAACAACAGCCTCTTGATGAAAGATTCTCAAGGGCAGTTTAAGGCAACAGCGTGTATGCCTGCTGCTGTAGCGTGGCTATCTTATTCAACTGTTGATCAGCAGAAAGAACATCTTGCACTATCTCAAGTGGCAAGCTCTGGTAGCTACAATGATCTTGAAGATGTGCCTGAGCTATTCTCAGGAGATTACAACGATCTATCTAATAAACCAAGCGCTGTATCGGTTCCTACCAGAACTAGTGAATTGACAAACGATAGTGGATTTCTGACAAGTGTTCCTCCTCAAGTGGCTCAGGTTAACGCTGATTGGACATCAACTAGTGGTGTTTCTCAGATATTAAACAAGCCTACTCTGTTCTCAGGGGCGTACTCAGACTTATCTGGTAAGCCTATTTTGTTCAGTGGAAATTACACTGACTTGGTAGGAAAGCCCACACTATTTAGTGGTAGTTATGCTGACCTTACAAACAAGCCTGTATTGTTTGATGGGACATATTCAAGTCTAACAGGTAAGCCTACAACGTTTACTCCTAGCAGCCACACACATGCTATTAGTGACGTGACAGGGTTACAGACAGCGTTAGATAGTAAGATAAGCACAGGGGCAAGCATTCCTTACTCAAGTCTTACAAATGCCCCAGTGATTCCTACAAACACCAATCAGCTTACAAATGGCAGTGGATATATCACAAACTCGGCCTTGTCTGGATATGCTCTTACAAGTAGCTTGAGTAATTATGCCACCACAGCTTCTCTTACAGCAGCTACAAGTGGATTGCGTAAAGTAGAAACTTTCCTTGGAACATCAGATGCTTCAGGAAATATTACAATTACTTTTGCTAACACTTATACAATTCCTCCTGATGTTCAGCCACAAATCATTGGTGGTACGTTTAATCAGATGGTAAGGGTTGTGTCTGTGAGCAATACAGGCTGTGTAGTACAGGCTGCGCAGAGAAACCTTGTGACGCTGCTGTCTGTTGAAGTATTGCTAGGAGCAACTGTTGCATTGGTTGGAGCTAGTGTTACTGTGCAGGTTACACCTCGTAACTAAGTAACTTTATATAGAGAATCTATGGATGGATTCTTTTTAGTAAATTTATTTCAATTATTTTACATGAAAGCTTGACAGAACGAGTTTAAGTTTGATATAGTCTCTTTCTTGAAACGAATAAGAGGAGAATTAAGATGGCAAATGAATATAAAGTATTGGTTACAGGTAATGACGGTATTGGCTACACATTCATGAAGAATGTTATTGAGCTAGCCAATATGGGCGCTACTCTTGAAGAAGATAAAGTGCCAGCATTGCGTTTCCCTCATAGCTGCTGGATGTATCTGAAGACTGACAAGCTTATGGAAAACAAACCGGGGTTTCAGTTTCAAGTGATGCAAGAGAACTTCACGAAAGAACAGCTTGATGATATGGAATGGTCTGAGTTTAAAGCTGTAGTGAAGAAGAAGCATGGTATTGGGGGCAGAGACCGCTCGGTTATGACAAGCCAGTATTTGAAAGCAAGTGGTCAAGTAGAATAACGAAATACAATGAGAGCGAACAGGATTGCAAGCCCTTCTACTGCTGATTCAGTAGATAGCTCTCACCTATTAAATACCTAATCAGAGGTTTCAGTTTTGCCAGAATTTAATTTCGAGAGATTTATAGAAAAAGCAAATAGCGTGCACGATAGCAAATATAAGTATGTTGCTTGGGAAGCACGAGGTCCTAGATATTACATTGATATTGAATGTACAGATCATGGTATATTTGTTCAGCGAACAGACTCTCACCTGAAAGGTGCAGGTTGTCGCCATTGTGTTCATGAGTCTATCCCACTCAAGCGTTCTATTGAAGACTTTGTTGTTGAAGCCTCCGCAATACACAAAAACAAGTTTGACTATTGTTTAGTGACTACAACCAAGACTACAAGTAAAATCGATATTATTTGTAAGGATCATGGGGTATTCAGTCAGACGGTAGCACACCACTTGGTGTCCCGTGGCTGTCCAGAATGCAGCGTACAAAAGCAGAGACTATCACAAGATGACTTTCTAGCTAAGAGCATAGAGTTTCATGGAAATAAATATGACTATTCTAAAGCTATTTTAACTAAAGGCTTCACTCAGAAAGTTATCATTGGCTGTCCAGAGCATGGTGAGTTTATTCAATCAGCCGGACCGCATATGTATGGAAATGGTTGTCCTAAGTGCGGTGTTGAAAGAAGTTTACTTCAACGCTATTCAGAATACACAACAGAATATTTTATTGAACGGGCAAAGCAAATTCATAAAGATAAATACTCTTATGAATTTGCAGAATACGTAAATACAGAAACAAAGGTTAAGATTGTATGTGATGTTCATGGGATTTTTGAGCAACGACCACTATGCCACGTAAAAGGTAAAGGTTGCGCCCAATGCACTTATGATAAAACAACATATAATATGGTTGACCGATACACTGAAGATGTAGAACTTGGTCAAAGATTAGGTTCTATTTATATTATTGAAATGTCTGATGGTGAAGAATCTTTCCTTAAGCTTGGTATTACTTGTAATAAGAAGGGCCGAGAAAAGGTTTACAAACGTCAAAAAGATATTTACGATTACAGCTTTGTATATGAAAAAGAGATGATTAATATAGACTCAGCAAATCTTGAAAGAAAGATTATGCGAGAACTAAAATCTCTTGGTTATTATCATAAACCAACTAAGAAGTTCACAGGCTACACTGAATGCTTTAGTAATGAAGCTAAAGACTTGATTATTAAATACATTGAGGAGGCCACAAGTGGCTGAAATTCTTGAGAAAAAGCTACCGGGGCCATGTTCATTACGTCAAAGTATGTATATCGCCTCGGAGGCTGACGTAACCTTATTCGGTGGCGCAGCCGCGAGCGGAAAAAGTGAAATTGGGGTTATCGACTTCCTCAAGTATACAGACATTCCAAACTTCATTGGTGTAATGACCCGTCGTACAACGCCTCAACTTAATGGTCCGGGTGGTTTGCTAACTAAATGTAAGCGCGTATTTAGTCAAGCATATAAACCAGATGAATATACGTGGCGTGCGAAAGATGGTAAATTCGTGTTCCATGCTAGTGGTGCTGAAATCTATCTCAAGCACTTTGAGAATGATGCAGCGGATGTAAACTGGCAAGGTTCTGAAGCTAATCTTTTCTATATTGATGAGGGAACTCAATATACGATGTACATGATACAATATATCATGTCTCGTATGCGTAACCCTTCTTGCCCTTCGATCAAACCTCACCTTAAAATCACCTGCAATCCTGATGCTGACCACGGCCTCAGAAAGTGGGTTGAACCTTATTTGCAAGAAGATGGAACTCCTGACCGTTCAAAAGATGGGATGTTGAGATACTTTTCTTTCATGGATGGTGATTTTGTTTGGGGTGATACTAAACAACAACTTCTGGCTGAGTATGGTGTAAGAGAGCAAGATGCTCTATCTTTTACCTTTATTAGCGCTAACGTTTATGATAATAAAATTGTAGAAGAAGTTAACCCTAAATATGTAGCTTGGCTTAAAGGTCTTCGTGGTACTGAACGTAAACGGCTCCTAGAGGGCAATTGGTTTGTTCGCGAAAGTGCAGCAGGATTCATGAAAAAAGAATTCTGTAGTAAAGTTAATTTGTTCGATAAAGAGATTGTGTCTTACTGTCGTGCATGGGATATAGCAGGTTCCATCCCATCGGAATCCTTACCAAATCCTGACTGGACGGCTGGTGTTTTAATTGGTAAGACAAAACAAGGTCGATATATTGTAGTTGATGTTGTTAGGTTTCGTGCAAGGTTTGGTGAAGTTATGGCTAAGATTATTGAAACAGCCAAATCTGACCCACCAAGTACAGAGATTATCTTGCCTCAAGAGCCCGGACAAGCCGGTAAAGCTGCCGGACAGATGATGATTAAAGAGCTTTTGTCAGACGGGTTTTACGCCAGAATGCGCCCTTCTAACAAGTCAAAAATAACACGTTTCCAACCATTCGCAGCAGCCGCCGAAGCGGGTCTGATTGATTATGTTGAAGCTGATTGGAACGATACATACTTTGACGAGTTGGAAAGCTTCGATGGCAGCCGTAAAAATAAGGATGATCAAGTCGATGCAACTAGTGATTCTTTCATTACCCTTGCTCAAAGACAAATTATTCCAAACTTCACTTCTGGCCTGATCTCAGCAAATTTGACTAGACCAAACCTCTTCACCTAATAGGAGATTACATGGCTGTAGACACTGAAGTCTCCCTTGAGGCTGGGGAAAATGAAACCCCTACAATTACAATGGGTGAAACTGCTTATTCAGGTTTGTTGACGCTCGGCGGTCAAATCCTCGAAGAATGCTCACATGAACTTCGTTGGCCTGAAGCAATTAACACCTACAAGCGTATGGCAAAAGATGGTGCTATTGCTCCAGCCCTTGAACTTGTAGAGATGATGATTGCTCGTGTACCTTGGACTGTAAAGATTCCTGAAGGCTATGAGGAACAACTTAAAGAGAAAGCTAACTTTGTTCGTCAGTGTATTTCTGATATGGATGAAGACTTCCAAAGCTTTATTAAACAAGCCGTCTCTTACAACCGCTACGGATTTAGTGTCCACGAAAAGGTATTCCGGTATCGCCTGAAGGAAAAAGGTAGTAAGTATAATGATGGCCTTATTGGTATCAAGAAGCTGCCTATCCGTTCACAAGATAGTATTTCTAAATGGTATTGGAAGAACAACGGTCGCGAGCTTGCGGGCTGTATCCAGAATGTAATGCTTCCCGGTACAGAGAGCCTTAATGGTTGGGATTTCGTCTCCACCTCTAGTGGCCAGACAATGGAAAAGAAAATCCCTCGTAAGAAGTTCCTCTTGTTCCGTAATAACCCTTTAAAAGATAGCCCTGTCGGAACTTCCCCACTCAATGGTGCATGGCAAGCTTGGAAATACAAGCAAGCCTATCAAGAGAGTGAAGCGATTGCTGTAGCACAAGACTCTAACGGTTTTAAAGTTCTGTATTTGCCTCCTGAGTATATGGTGGCTGATGCATCGGAAGATAAGAAAGCTGCTTTCGAAGAGTATAAAAAGATTCTTGCCAATATGCATCAAGCCAAACAATCAGGGATCATTCTTCCCTTGTTGGTTGATGGTGCTGGCAACAAAATGTTTGAGCTTGAGTTTCAGTCCATCACTGGTCAGAAGTCTTACGACACTAACGCTATTATCAACCGTTATACGTCAGAGATTCTGACAGCGTTGTTTGCTGACTTCCTTTCTCTTGGAAGTAATGGTAGTGGTAGCTTCTCTCTTGCAGAGTCTAAGATTAGCGTAGTAGAGATGGCAATCCAATCTAAGTTGGATGAAATCAAATCTCAATTGAACCATGACCTCATTAAACAATTATTTGAGTTGAATGGTTGGGATACTGACGTAATGCCGTTCCTAGATTATGGTTCTGTAGGTACTGAATCTCTTGATGAGCTTGGTAAGTTTATCCAGCGTGTGAGCGCAACTGGCAACCTTCCAAAAGTTCCTGAAGTTATCAACTGGATTATGAAAGCTGCTGATATCCCTTATCGTGTGGATCTTGGTTTGTCTACAGAGGATCTTACAAAGATTCTTTCCCCAGACACATCAGCATCAGGTTCCGGGATGGTCGAAGGCTTGAACAACGGCACTGGATCATCCAATGGTAGTTCAGGCGACTCTTCCACATCAAATAATGAAAACGTGTAACCAAGGAGGCGTAAATGCCGCACGCTTTATTTCGTCTCCGTGAGAAGACTTTAAATACTCCACAGTTGATGTCTGTCCAAGGTTTTGATGCAATTGCTAAATACCTAGATGATCGTTGCTCTAAAGACTTCAAACTTCAAAGTGATGAAGATGGTGGTTTTGGTCAAGTTGAACGTTATTCGTTTAATCAAGACCTCGGGGTAGCAACCCTCTCTATCGACGGACCCTTGTCATATCGTCCGATCACTATGATGGGTTTTGATTGTGGTGGTACTTCTTACACTCAGTTGAAAGAAGACTTCACCTATTTGGTTGAAAGTGGTGCTAAAACAATTGCTCTAATGATTGACAGCCCCGGTGGCGAAGCTCATGGTCTCTTCCCAACTGCTCAATATATGCGTGACTTGGCTGATGCCAATGGTGTAAAGATTCTTGCGTTCGCAGACGGTATGTCAGCCAGCGCCGGATATGGTCTTACTTCTATTGCCGATGAAATTATTGTTTCTCCGGGATCTGAAGTTGGATCGATTGGTGTAGTTGTTCGTCTTATGAATGACTCGAAAGCTCTAGAAAAAGAAGGCTATGAGCGGTCCTTTGTGTATGCAGGTTCCAGTAAGGTGCCGTATGCAGAAGATGGTTCTTTCCGTCCTGACTTTATCAACGATATTCAATCCAAAGTTGATTCTTTGTATGTTGAATTCGTAGAGTTTGTTGCAACTCAGCGTAACCTATCAAGTGATAGTGTTAAGTCAACCGAAGCTCGTACATTCCTTCCAAAAGAAGCTATGGCACTTGGTTTGATTGATGCAGAGATGACCGTTGAGTCATTTTACAATTACCTTGCCGATACGGCTCAGAAACCCCAAGAGAATGGAATGCTTAAAAACAAACTCTTTAATATGAAAACCAATACAGAGGAAACTCCCAACATGACTCAGACCACTGAAATGCAGGCTCAGCTTGCTCAGTACCAAGAGCAACTTGCAGAGTTCTCCTCTGTTAAAGAAGCTCATGCAACTCTGCTTGCAGCCCTCACCGAAAAAGAAACCCTGCTCTCTGCTGCACTCTCTGAAGTTGCACAGATGAAAGAAGCTGTAGCCTCTGCTGAGGCTGCTGCTGTAGCCGTTAAAATGGACGCTCGTAAGTCCAAACTTGCCGCTGTAATGAGCGCTGACAAACTGGAAGGTGTTTCTGCCTCCCTGTCCAGCCTTGATGACTCGGCATTTGAAACTGTTCTGAGTGGTTTTGCTGCACAGAAACAAGCTCTAGAAGCATCTGACATGTTTACAGAGATTGGCGATCAAGGTACTGAAGCTGTTGTAGAAACTACTTCAAAATCCAAAGATGTTACTGAAGATCTAATCAAACAAAAACTAGGTTTGAAATAAGGCTTCCCTTCGGGTAGACCCTACAACACCATTATTTAAAGGAATCAAATATGCCTTTCGTTACTGAAACATTTGCTCAACGCTTCTCTGACCTTGTTGTGCATGAGATGGACCCTTCGGTTGGTTACAGCCGTCGTGACCTGAACGTTACCCCTATCACTCCAGCTATCCGCATGGGCACCGTAGTTTATCGTGCTAAAAACGCCGATCTGACTGCTGCTTGGACTGTACTGGCCTCTGCTACTCCGCTGGTTCTGACCAATGAATTTGCCGTTGTTTACGGTGATCATTACTCGTTTAATCCGTCGTTTGTTGCTCGTGCAATTGCTGCCAATCAATATAACGCTGTTGGTTTTGTTGGTACTTCGGGTGCTCTGCAACTGAAAGAATACTACATCAAAGAAGTTGCTAAATCTGCTACTAACATCGGTGGCGCTGCTCTCACTGATGCTCAAGTTGAAACCCTCAAAGGTTTGCTTGAACAGCAAGGCATCCAAGTACTTAAAACAGTTTAAGCCACTGTTTAACAAACTCTCTAAGCTAAGGAATTATAAAGAATATGGCTATTGTACTAGATCGTCAGAACAACGGTAAAGTTGTTGACCGCACAGACTCTCTGATTGTTATCCCAAACACCGTTGGTATCACCAATGCTCTGGGTCTGTTTGAAGATGTATACTCCACCCAAAAGACTATCGAGATTGTTCGTTCGACTCGTAAGTCTCATCTGCTGGAAGACCGTAACTGGGATGAACGTAATCAGACTATCGCTGGTCGTGAACAAGATGCTCTGTTGCTGAAAATCCCCCACTTCCCTTTGGACGATGCAATCACTCCAAATGATGTTGACGGTATTGTTGTTGCAGGCTCGCTGGCCGAATTTGCTGAACTGGAAAGCGTTGCATCGGTTCGTGCTGACAAAATGATCGATGTTCGTGAAGCTCACGCACTGACCAAAGAAGCTGCTCGTATGCAGTTGATTACTCAAGGTACTGTGTATGCACCTCGTGCCACTGTAGCTACCAACTTCTACACTGAGTTTGGTGTTACTCGTATCGAGATTGTTACCGATCTGTCCTCGGCTGCTGACCCTCGTGCAGATTTCAACGATGCTAAGAAAGCTACCCGTAACGCATTGCGTGATGGTCAAGCTGGCACTGTTCGTTCGTTCGTTGTTCTGGCTTCCGATAGCTACTACAATGCTGTTCAACAGAACGCATACGTAACTGATGCTTATAAGTATGTTGACCAAACCCAAGCTACCCGTGTTCTGTTGGGTCAAGGTGGTATGGATGTACCGGGTCTGGATGCTCGCTTTGAAATGATGAGCGTATTTGGTATCACCTTCATCAATGCCGGTGCTGCTGGCTACGAGAATGCTGCTGGTACTTTCGTACCGTTCATTCCAGAAGGTGACGCTTACATGATGCCTGTTGGTATCCGTAACTTCCTGAAAACCTACTACGCCCCGGCTAACCGTTTTGGTAGTATCAACCGTCGCGCTCAGGGTAGCTATTTCTTCGAATACCTGAACGAAAAAGATGATGTCATCGAAATCATGACTGAGCAGAACTTCTTGAACGCTTGCCTGAATCCAGAAGCTATCCTGCGTCTGTCGTTGACCTAAGACATAAGAAAGGGGCTTGAAATATAGCCCCATATTCTGAGGAGTATGATATGCCTGTAACAACTAAAAATGGTTGGATCTTTGCACTGCAAGCACTTGAAGCTCAATTGGCTGCTGGTACTGCTGTCCCTGCTGCAACCACCACTGTAAATGGTACTGTAAAGAAAGCTACTACTCAGGCTAACTTTGCTGGTGCTGATACTGCTGCACTGTTGGTAGAGTTGAACGCATTCCTTGCCAAGCTTAAAGCTGCTGGCATTGTAGCTTAAAATAGGGGCAGCTTGTCTGCCTCCTTTCTAATAAGGAGAGCAATATGGCCCTTACACCTGTTCAGCAAGTAAATTTGTTGATTGGTAATGTTCCATCAAATCCATTTTACCCAATTTTTACAGATGAAGAGATTCAACAGTTTCTTGATCTAACAAACCAGAATGTTTACCAAGCAGCTAGGATGGCAGCTATCTCAGCCTCATTTACTATTGCTGGTTATAGCACCCGTGAGCAGACAGGCGATATTTTAGTGTGGAACGACTATGCGAAGAACTACCTAGCAGCTTTAGGTAACTTCATCAACAGTCCAACAACACTTATTCCAATGGGATTGATGCCTTGGTCTGCTAACAAGTGCCCAAGCAAGCTCATGTCTATTGAAGTATGCGATGGAGATAATTGCAGGGAAGCAACTTGTTGTGAGACAGGATGCGGCTGTGATGATTGTCATCCTCATGGCGAAGTATTTGTTTACTAGGAGTTGAGATGTTAAAACCACAATTCCTTTTGACACATAAGATTCCCCTCACTATTTATCGTAGATCTTTAGGTGAATATGTTGATGGACGTTGGGTAGAAGGATCTACTGTTGAAGTAGAAGTTCAAGTAAATATCCAACCCCTTAAAGGTTATGAAATCCTTCAGCTACCTGAGTCCGAACGAACTCGTGTTTGGTGGAAGCTCTACTCTGCTGATCTTCTGCGTACAGCTAAAGAAGGTGATGGCGGTTGGGATGCTGATGAGTTTGTCTGGAAAGGTGATCGTTATAAGATTATGAAACTAGACGATTGGCAAAATGCCATGGGAATTCTTGAACATTGTAAAGCTTATGCAACCCGTATATCTCTTACCCCAAACTGAGGATAGTGTATGAAGTTTACAAAAAACACTGCTCAGTGGGAGAAGGTGAAAGCTAATCTACTAAAGAATATTCCTGAACTAAACACTGGATTCTTTTCTGGGTCTAATTATGGTCCTGAGAATGGTAATTTACCAGTAGCTCAGGTAGCTCAATGGAACGAGGAAGGAAGTTCTGATAACCCTCCACGCCCTTTCATGCGTGTCGGTTTTGGTGGTGTTCTTCGTGCAGGGAAGCTTGATAAGAATATTGCCAGTGCAATTACAAGGATTGCTGAAGGGGAGTCTCCTATGCAGTCCCTGAAGATTCTTGGTCCTGTCTTTGTCAATGAAATGAGACAACAGATTATTGATTGGGATAGTCCTCCTAACAGCCCTAAAACTGTTGAACTAAAAGGATTTAATGATCCACTCAGGGATACAGATACGATGTTGAATTCTGTTGACTATAGGGTGGGGAGTGTTTGATGGCCTTATACAGTGAAGTAAGGGCTGCTATTCGCAGGGCTGCAATAGGGGCTTTGAATGAATACACAAACCCTCAAGTAATATTTAGTCACAACAATGGTGCCGAACCTGCTGAGAGTTATGTTGTTATCAACATTCTTGAGGACAGGCAGATTGGACATCACATGACATCTACACTAGCTAACACATCTGATCAACTATCCATTCAAACTTCGTCAGAAATAATGGTGCAGTTTAGTTTCATTGGGAGTTTGTCTGGTGATATGTCAAAGAGCTTTTCTCAAAGAATTAACAACAATCCAGTAGCTCTTGAAGAACTTAAAAGAAATAAACTTGGTATTTTGCGTAAGAGTCAAATCCGCAGGGCACCACAGAAAAGAGACACAAAGTGGGTTGAGTATCACAACATTGATGTAACCTTTAACTATATAGCTAATACAAATCAAGTTGTTGATATTGTAGAAGGTGTTGTCCTTGAAGATAATACATCAGAAATACCACTCCTAATAAAAATTCCAGAAAGTATTATCTACCCGTAGCAATGGCTACTTATATAAAGGATCATATTAAATTATGAGCGATCTTTCCGATGTAGTTTCCGTTGTCATTACGGATCAATCAACAGCAATCAGCACAGCATCTTTTGCAGTACCTTTGGTTCTGGCAACCCACACAAACTTCCCTGAACGCACTCGTGTGTATAACAGCATCACTGAAGTTGGTGCTGACTTTGCAACTACTGACAAAGCCTACATTATGGCTCGTCAAGCTTTCGGTCAAAACAGTGTAATTGGTGCTCCACCTCCTTACGTAGTTATTGGTCGTCGTCAAGTTGATAGCGTAGTTTATACCCCAACTGCTGCTGATAACACCCTTTACAGTGTTACATTGAATGGTGTGCCATTCACTTTCACTTCGGGTACTGCTGCTACAGCTACCACTATTGTGACCGGCCTTAAAGCCGCAATTGGCACTCCTGCAGGTGTTACTGTTGCTGGTACAGCGACTCTTAACTTGACTCCAACAACACTGCCTTGGAGCGTAAAGGCTTCGGCTAACATGGTTGCTGTCAATACCACTACTGAAACTTATCCAGCAGCGCTTGCAGCTGTTGATGCTGAGAATGATGTTTGGTACTGCCTGACTGCTGATACACAAGTTGTAGCTGAACAAGAAGCTCTCTCCGATGTAATCCAAGCTATGGAAAAGATCTATGGTCTTTCCTCTCCAGACGCTGTAGCACCAACTACTGGTATTACCGATATTGGTTACAAGCTTGAAGCTAAGAATGCTGAACGTACCTTTGGTGTATGGTCTGCAACAGCAGCTACAGAGTTCCCAGAACTGGCATGGATTGGCAGTCAACTGGCAGTTACTCCGGGTGCTAACGATTGGGATTACAAACAAGCCGTTAACGTTACTCGCAGTATCCTCAGTGCAACTCAGATGACCAATCTGCGTAACAAGGGTTGGAACTTCTACCGTCGTAAAGGTGGTGTTGACATCTTCCAAGATGGTAATATGTTCAGCGGCGCTTACATTGACGTTGCAATTGGCAAAGATTGGCTTCGGGCACGGCTCCAAGAGGGCGTGTATTTCCGTATTATCAACAGCCTGAAAATCCCGATGACTGATCCGGGCTTGCTGATTGTTGAAAATGAAATCCGTGCTGTCCTGTCCTTGGCTGAAAGTAATGGTTTGATTGATTCTGGGTGGACAGTTACAACTCCTCCAGTATTGTCCATCCCCGCTACCCTCCGCGCCCAACGTGCTGCTGGTGTATTCGTGATTCGTGCTCGTTTGCAAGGCTCTGTTCGCAGCGTAGCAATTAATTTTTACCTCTCCGTATAAATTCGCAATAGGAAAATATATTTATGGCTGACAATTTTATTGCGAATTACCTGCCAGATGATTTCACGATCATCTTGTCAAAAGGTGATTTCGTACACCGTGTAACAGGTTTTGCTGATGGCACATTTGTTAACATGGAACGCATTACTCCAAGTTCTACTCCGTATCAAGGTGTTGGTGATAACTCTTTTGCTCGTGTTAAGCGTAGCAAAACTGCAATGAACGTAACTGTTACTTTGCATCAAGGCTCACCTTCCAACACGTTGTTTCAACAACTTCAAATTGCAGATGCAAAAGCAAAAGATAACACCTATGTTTTCAATTGCACCATGAAGGACTTGAGTGGGCAAACTGTAGCCTCCAGCAATAGTGCAGTAATTGTCGCTCCGGCAAATGCTACCTTTGGTTCTGAGTTCGGTACTCGTGATTGGGCTATCTATTTGTTCGGCAGTGATATTTTCATTGGTGGTAACACACCTTTGGCACCGTCTGAAGTTGCTGCAATGGAGTCCCTTGGGGCTGAAGTTGATGCACGGTGGCGTTTGAATCCTTAATTGGTTTTAGGGGCTGAAATACGCCCCTATGTTTAAGGAGATGTTATGACAATTGCTAACTATGTTCCTGATGAAGTTAATTGCCTTGCTTTCGGTATTCCACTGACAGGTTTTGGCAACGGAACCTTCATCACAATAACAAAAGATAAAGTTCCTTACACAACTACTGAAACACCTGATGGTACAATCACAAGGTTGTATACAAACAGTCAGACATACACAATTGCCTTAACTTTTCACCGTGGCTCAACGTCTAATGATGTCCTTACAAAGCTATGGCAGCTTGATGAGATAACCCAGAGAATGAAGTTCCCTTTGCTGGTCAAGGATTTATCTGGTACAGATCTATTCTTTTCTACCAACACATGGATCGAAGGTATTCCCAGTATTGTGGAGAGTACAACTTTTGATAGCCGAACTTGGGTTTTACGCTCGTCTCAGGCGGTAGTAAATATCGGTAGCAACAAAGATGCTAGTGGTATTTTACAAGACTTGCTTAATCTTGCTACTAGCGCAGTATCAGTTATTGAGGGAGTGATATAAATGTCGAACTCCTTTACTGTCAACACCTATAGTCCAAAGGATGTTATCCTGACAATTGGTGGCTATCAGGTTACAGGTTGGCTTCGAATTACGATAACAAGACCTTTGGGGTTTTATACGGTCAAAGGTACTGGTGGCAAACATACTAGGGTTAGGAACAAGGACACATCAGCAACACTAAGCTTGGGAATCATCCAAAGTGTTCAAGCTAACGAAGTGCTCTCCTATATCCACGATGTTGATTTATCTGAGGGTACTGGTAGAATTAGCTTGTTGTTGAAAGATAACTCTGGTAAGAGCGTATTCTCTTCGGACGAAGCATACATTACCGGATACCCCGTAGTTACTTTCTCTGGGCAGTTTGAAGAACGCCCTTGGAACCTTTTTTGTCAGACCACTAAGAGCTATATTGTTGCGGGGAATCAAAGGCCGCAAACATCTCTTTTTGATGGCGTATTAGATGAAGCATCTAACTTTGTTAGTGACTTATTTTAAGTCTGTTTGCTTTTAAACAATGTTAACCTTGAGATAAAATAATGGCGATGTTACCTGAACTATTGGAACAAACAACACTTACAGTTGATAAGATTGAATACCTTGTAAGTGCTATGCCTGCAACTAAAAGCTTGCAGTTCATGGAACAGTATCAAGAAGAGATGGACAGCGGCAAAGATAACCTTGCCATGCGCAAGCAAATCATTTGCAACTATGTCAGCAAAGATAATCACATGATTGATGAGAAACGTTTTGATGTAATCTTCTCTCGTAAGTACAAGCACCTTTCTAAACTCTATGGTGCTGTGATTGCTTGGAACTTTCCTGATTTTTTGGAAGAACCCGCTACAGACGAAAAATAAAACAATCTGTAGCTCCAGCAGTTGGTCTGGAAAAAGAGGTACAAGAGACTTTCTCCGGTAGCTGGCAAATTTACCGCATAGCTTTTCATGAGAAAGGCGGGTTAGATATAGCCTCAGAATTCTTAGCTGATAAGAAGAGTGGTCGTGTATTATTTGATCTTCTTGAATATCTTGATGTTTATGATGCCCTGAAAGAACAGGCTTTACAAAAGCAGAAGAATAATAAAACCAAATAACGGAGTAATATAAAATTAAAATTGCAGAATACTTCGCGTCATTTGGTTTGGTCATTGACAAGTCTTCTTTTGCTAAAGCAGATAAGGAACTTGCTGCTTTAGAGTCCCGCATCAGGGGTTTGGGTACAACGGGTGGCAGGGGGTTTAGTCTTGGTAGGTTCTCTCTAAAGCAAGATAAGCTGGAAGCAGCTATTCTCAAAGGTCTGGAAATTGCTAGTGTAAAACTTACATTCAATGTTAGCAAGTTTGATGTCAATCAGACAGCGCTTAATATTGCATTAGGTACAGCACTTGATATTGCCAGCACACGAAACACTTTCCAGATCGCAAGATTTCATGTAGATCAATCCCATCTTAATGCTGCTTTGATTACAGCTATGGCTGCTGCTGCAAAAGTGGCATCCCAGTCTACAACCTTAAGACCAAAAGTTAATCCTACTCATATTCCGGGTAGTACGGCAAACGATGGCGGTATTAGGCCAAGACACGCTGCGGTTGCCGGTGGTATTGCTGGTGGCATGTCGCGACTTTATGCCCCAGCTTTAGCACTAGGTTTGGGTGGTTATGGCCTTTCTGAACTGAATCAGCGAAATCAACAAGTTGTATCTGCTCAGTTGCAGTCCCAAGCTGTCATTCAACAAGCTGGCGGTACTGCTGAACAAGGACAAGGCTCTTTTCAATATCTGCGTAAAGAAGGGGAGAGGATTGGTTTTAATTACCTTGATGCGTCAGGTGACTATAATAAACTCATCTCTGGTCTCACAGGATCTGGTGTTAGTGTAAAAGACAGCCAGAAAGTATTTAGTGGGTTTGCAGAGTTAGCCCGTGTTAATAAACTTGATAAGACTACCCAGAACCGTTTGTTCCGGGCGCTGTCACAAGTTGCTGGTAAAGGTAAACTTCAATCTGAGGAACTTACTGGCCAAATTGCAGAGGCTTTGCCGGGGGGTACTGCACTCTTCGCACAAGCTTATCAGTCCCAGCTTAAAGCTACAGGCAAGGGTAAGGGTGATTTAACAGGTCAAGCTGCAATCCAAGCTCTCCTTGCTGATATGAAGAAAGGGAAAGTTACAAGTGATATCCTCACTTATGCCGGGGCTACAGCCTCTGAAAGGGCTAACGAGGGTGGTGCGTTAGGTAAAGCCTCGTTAGCATCGCAAGCTGAACAAGCCCGTTATCAGAATGCTGTAAGTGATTTGGCAGTAGTTGCATCAAACGCCGGGGTTGAAGAAGGTTTTGCTCGTATCTTCCGCACCCTGAACGCTGGATTATCTGAGTCTAACGGTTTGGTCACAACACTTGCCGAGGGCTTCAATGAAGCAACTAAGTGGGCCGATGATCTTCTGTTGTTTCCTCAGTCGTTCGTCCGGGCACTAGAGGGTAAGGACAGTCTGGTAGCAGATTGGCTTGGTGAAGGTAAGACTAAAGAGCTTGTTGCTGATTGGCAAAATATTAAACAAATCTTTTCGGACATTTCAAGTCTTAAGTTTGATTTTCTTCCAACACTTGAAGCTACGTCTAAAGAGATAGCTGCTATCTTGAATGCTATTGCAGGATTTGAGAAGTGGAAGAATGGACAGTTTCCAAGTGTTCAGGAAAAAGGAACTCGCTCAGACACTGAGAAGGCCAATCTGTTTGGATTGGAGTATACCAGTCCTGCTGCTGTTGTAGGAGATTTGTCTACTAACTTCTTGGTCGGTCTGGGTGCAGCTAAGACTCGCGGTCAAGCTATTTATGATGATCCAACATCTCCTTACTACCAGAATCCTACAAGATTTGATGCTGATCGTGAGTTAAGTACACAGTATTATCAGAACTTCAAAGCTATGCAGGCAGACCCAGAAGGTGATAAGTTTGCTGCTGCTGTTCGTGCTGCGATAGATTCTGATGCTTTAGGTACAAGGCTTAATAGCTCACTTACACCAACAGACACACTTACACCTACTTATGAAAGTCAGGGTTTTGGTCTTAATAACCAGAATGCTATGGAGTCTTCTTTAGGGCTCTTTAATAATCCTGAAACCACTCCTTCTGGTCAACCTTATCAAGACTTGTCTCAGTATAATCCTCAATCCCCCGTAGAGATAGAAGATTACAATAAATCACTTGCCATGTCCCAAGCTGAAGCAGCAGTTACTAACAACAATGTAACAAACAACTTTGATATAGCTGTCAATGTTGATGCAACACTTGCGGGTATTGAAGTTGAAGCCCAAGCTCAAGCAATGGCTAATGCAACAGCCACAGCACTTACAGGAGCTTTTGAACAAGCTCAAGTCAATTGGCCATCCCGCGAATAAAAGCTTTACCTACAATAAGGAGTAAAATATGTCGTTATGCCTTCGTTGGGGTGACAGCAGTACGGGTGGTATGGTGTTCTTTGATGCTACAATTTCGATGAACAGAAGTAACAAGGGGCAAGTGACTAAACATCCCATTGCCCTTGGTTCTTTCATCGTTGACCATTACATAGTCGAAAACAAAGTAATAAGCTTGTCTGCTGTTATCTCAGGTGCTGATATTTCTACCAACACTTATCTGATTCAAGATTTGGAAGGTAATGCACCCTATAATAGTTTTGAACCCCCAACAGCTGTGTCTGTTAATTCAACTGACCAGAGTGTTCTAAAGAAGTTTCTTCCCGATAGCATCGGCCAGTTTCTGTCTGATAGCGCTCCTGAAGTTGTGCTTGATAGTGCGAGAGAAGATCTACTTGAGCAAATCAGATCAGCCCTTGAGGGCTTGATGAGTGGTATTATTTACAATGATAAGACAGGTCAGTTTGACCCTAATATTCAAATTGTAGAGTTGTTTGAGTACGATGGTACAATCCTTCGCAAGATTACAAATAATCTAGTTATTACTGATCTTAATTTCAAAGAAGATGTGAATACTGGTTATGCCTTATATTTTGATATGAAGCTTGAACAAGTAACATTTGCTTTTCTTAAGAAAGCAGTTATTCCTAAAGATATCACTGATTCTCTGAAGAAGAAAGCAGCAGCTAAGTCTACAAAGGGTAAGGTTGATAGCACACCAAAATCCTCCGAGGATGGGAGTGCTGATGCCCCTAAAGTAGACGTAGATCCATCAAGAGAGGCTAGGTCAAACTAATGGCTTACAACTATATCACACTGCCGCTTTACTCTGATCCAGATTATAACTATGCTGTTAACTTGCAAGGCAACTCCTATATCCTTGATTTCAAATATAACTCAAGGGCTGGATTATACTTTCTGTCGCTCCTTACAGCAGAGAATATTCCGCTGGTTGAGGGTGTTGCTTTAGTACCATCTTATGAACTGATGCAAGACTATGCACTTAATACTCTTACAGGATTCTTTTGGTTAGAAGAGAAGGCTAATATTATCTCTGAACCTTACAAAGTTTATCCTGAAAATATCAATGAGTATTACAATATGTACTATATCTACTGACGAGATTACCTTATGGATGGATATCAAACAAATCGAGTCTTTAGTTTGATCGTGGGTAATCCAAAGTCAGGTGAAGCTTTTGAAATACAGAATAATCTGCAAGTAACATTTGATGTATCAAAATCAACAGACAATAAAAAACGTACCAACTCTGCTGCAATTGAGATTTACAACCTTAATCCTGACCAACTAAAACTTCTTGATAGTGATTACCCAGCAGCGGCACTCAGTGTTGGCTACTTAAACGCTGGCAACATCAAGAGAATCTTCGGTGGTGTTGTTAACCATGTGAGTATTCGCAAGTCTGGTACAGATGTGGTTGTACAACTTCAGTTAGGTTCAGGATACCAAGAACTTAATCACGAAGTTCTAAACGAAATTGTACCTCCGGGTAGCACAGTTAAAGAGGTTGCTGAGGCTCTTCGTAAAGCTCTCCCCGGCGTTAGTCGTGGAGTTTATAATGGCACCAACTTGAACAATGAAATCCTTTATGGATACCCTTTAATGGGAAGCCCTAAAGAGATGTTGGATGAGCTTGGCGAGAAGTACGGACTGGATTGGCAAGTTGATGATGACGTTCTGTATGTAAAAAATAACGATAGAGCTAACAACGAAAACTTCAATGAAGCTTATGTCATCTCAGCCTACACGGGATTAATTGAAAATGCTTATCGTGTTTCTGGGGATCGTAAAAGGTCCAAGAAAGATAAAGCCAAGAAGCCCGGCATACAGATGAAGATTCAGCTTAATCCTGATATTGTTGCTGGTGATATTATCAGACTTGAAGACACCTACATCACTGGATGGTTTCGTGTGGACAGCCTTCGTCATTCAGGTGGTTATCGCTCAAAGTCTTGGGTGACTGAAATTAAAGCTTCCTATCTTGAGAAGGTGGATAAAGATGCCAATTGATACAGGTCTGGTAGCTGCCATCCAAGATACAGTTAACTCAGCTTTTGATTACAAGATGGAAAGTGTTAATACAGCAATTCCTTGTATTGTCATCGCTGTTAGAGATAATGGTTCTGGGCAGATGGTAGATATCCAACCTACTATTAATCAAAAGCTACAAGATGGTAGTGTGAAAGAACGTCCGCCTATTTATGGTGTTCCAATCTCCTTTCCTGTATCCAGTAAAGCTGGTATGACATTCCCAATTGAAGTTGGGACCACAGGAACGGCCATTTTCTCTATGCGAGATATGGCAGCTTGGAAGGCTGGTAATGGTAGGCCATCTACACCCCAAACAGCGGGAAAGATGAGTGCTTCAGACGCGATGTTCTATCCGGGCATACAACCCCCCGGTTCAGCAATTAACGACCCAGCTAAGCATGTTTTGACGCACAGCACTTCCGACACCGTTATGTTTTCTAACTTAGGTGGTGTGGAAGCTGAGGTTAGAATTAAAGCTGATGGCAGTATCGAGGTTAATACAAGCAACCAGCCTGTGACAATTAATTGTAGCGTGGCTAACATTAACTTCTCAGAAGAGATGAATGTCGTTGGTCCAACTATGAATGTGGATGTACCTAGTATTAACTTCACAGGTAATATCACGCACATTGGTAACACTACACAAACTGGTTCTTACTCACACAATGGCAATTACACAGGTATTGGTGTGCAGACCTTCAACGGCATTATCTTCAGTGCCCATGTACACATCTCATCGGTGCCGGGATCTCCTACTAGTCCACCTGTCCCATGAGGTTTTAATATGGATTTAAAATTAGATATTTCTCATGATTGTGTTTGGGAGAATGGTCCACTTACAGATATCGGGGTAACACACCCTCTCACAGAGACTGTTGGTCAAAGACTCCTTATACTCCTCAGAAGTTTTAAGGGTGACTGGTTCTACAACACGACTTATGGTGTTCCTTACTTCCAATCCATACTCGGTAAAAAGACAACCAAAGCTAATGTAGATTTGATCTTTCAGACTGCCATCTTGTCAGAACCGGGTGTAAAGCAAATTGTCACATTCAACTCCTCTCTTGTTAATAGGCAGTATAGCCTGACATTCTCGGTTAAGGTTGTTGACGGAACTATTACACAACCAATTACAATTACCCCAGTTTAAGGAAGCCCTATGGCAGGTTTAAGTAATACAGGATTCACTACCAAAAGGCTTCCTGAAGTTGTAACAGAGGATAAAGCTCGTGCTGTAGTTGCTTTCCAAGACCAAGTTGAGCCGGGTGATACGGTCAACACAGATGATAGTTCTGTAATCGGACGCCTTGTAGCAATCGCATCTGTACCTGAAGCAGACCTCTGGGAGGCAGCACAACAAGTTTACTCAGCCTTTGACGCTAATAGCGCAACAGGCATCTCCCTAGACAACATGATCTTGCTCAGTGGTATTCCAGCAAGGTTTGAGAACACTTACACAACTGCTCAAGTATTGCTGTCTGGTGACACAGGGACACTGATTGCTGCTGGTAACACAGTGTCTTCCCCTACAACTAGTGAACAATTTAGCCTTCTAAACGACGTTCTCTTGTCAGCTGATAACACGTCAGGGGTAACAGTCACTAGCGTAATTGTAGCTGATTCCACCACATACACGATAAGCTTTACTCGACAAGCTGCTACACAGATTATCAGCTATACATCTCCTGTTGGTGCAACCAAAGCTCTTATCCTCGCTGGATTGAAAGCTTCTATTGATTCCACCTACCCTGAGATTATCACCAGCTACACAGCGAACAATGACCTTAAGCTTGTGTTGGCTGATATCTTCTTGCAGACAAGTTTCACCACATCCACCAACCTTGGTATTGTCAAGGTAGATAAGCTTGGTGATGTTGTCGCCACAACTGCTGGTCCTCTTAGTCAACCTATCGGAACTATCACTCAGATTCAGACATCACGTCTTGGTTGGGACAGTGTAACAAACCCATTAGCTGCTGTTAGTGGTAGATTACGTGAGACTGATGAAGAACTGCGTATTCGCTTTCGTAATACAAAGTTTGAACGTGCTGGGAATATTGTAGAAGCTGTCTATTCAGCCTTGTTTAGTCTTGACGATGTACAGCAAGTCTATATTGATGACAACAATACAGACGTTACAAATGCTAACGGAACTCCGGGACATAGCTTCCTTGTATTGGTTGATGGTGGTACTTCTGTAGAGATTGCACGAGCCATCTGGGATAACCGTGGCGCCGGTGTTGCATCTGTTGGTAATACAACTGTCACGATTACAGATAAGTTTGGTTATACGAGAGAGATTAAATTCTCCCGTCCAACTCCTGTAAATATCTATATTCAGCTTGAGCTTACAACTGATCAGAATTTCCCTGAAGATGGGTATGATCAAATTCGTGAAGCGATCATTAACTATGTAGATGGTCTGAGTATTGGTCAGGATATTTTGTATAGCCGTCTGTACACGCCAGTGAACTCCATTGCTGGGCATCAGGTAGATAGTATGCTGATTGGCACAACTAACCCTCCTACTGCTGTAGCAAATATTATTATTCCTTTCGACGGTGTAGGTCAAGTTCTCCCTGAGAATATCACATTCATCTAAGGAGATACTTATGGCTGTGAATAATTTTGAGGTGATCAACTACCTCTCAGAAGCTAGATCACGTTATACCGAACAGTTTCGCTACGACCCGGTCTCAAACGAAGGCGCTAAGATATTTGACAAGTACGTCCAAGTTTTGCTTGGTGGAAAGATTGAGCTACAAGAAGTCTTTCGCCAGCTTATGCAAGAGCGTAGCCTTGATACTGCTGTTGGTGTAAATCTTGATAACATTGGCGAGATTGTTGGCCAGCCTCGTACACTACTTAGCGTAGATATCTTTGAGTTCTTTGGGTTTGCTGGTGTTCCTAATGCTGGATCATTTGGTGACTTCTATGACCCAAGTGTTGGTGCTGTATTCTACGATGCCAACAATCCACGCTTTGGTAACATCACACTGACAGATGAAGTTTATCGTATCTTCATCAAAGCCAAGATTGCAAAGAACAGCACACACGCCACCCCTGAGCAAGTGATGGAGTTTGCTAATTTTATCTTTTCCACCTCTGGTTCAACTATCCAGAATGAAGGATCAGCGGCTTACACACTTCTTGTCGGTAAAGAGCTTACCTCGTTTGAGCGTAGTCTTCTTACTTATATTCAAAAGACAGACAGTTACAATGCCTACCTACTTCCTCAGCCGTTGGGTGTAAGAGTCAATTACGGCAACTTTGACTATGACTCTTTCTTTGGGTTTCAAGGCGTTCCTAATGCTAAAGGTTTTGGTAATTATACATTCCTTCTTGCTGATGGCAGTCAAGTAGCAGACGGAACACAACTTGCAGGACCATCACTACAAGAAGGTGTGGGTGGTAAATTTGCATCATTTATTGGAGTAACATATGGGTAACATTGTAGAGAATCCCGTATGGGAAGAGACAGTATTTCAAGTTGAAACCACTACACCACTTCTTGGTGGTAGTCCTGAAAAGAGTAGCTTTGGTACTCCTACTGCTGGCTATCTGAATGTAGCTCAACAGCAACTTGCTAATCGTACACAATACCTTAAAGATGCTGTAGAAGCTATTGACATTGATGGTTTGACTACTCGTGTAGATAGTGTTGAGACAAACCTAACAACCCATATTGGTAGTCGTGGTGCAGCACATACAAATGCCACACAAACTGAAGCTGGCTTTATGTCAGCAACAGATAAGACGAAGCTTAATGGTGTATCTGAAGGTGCCCAAGTCAACACCGTAACAAGTGTCGCAACACGTACAGGTGACGTAACTCTCACTAAGACAGATGTGGGCCTTGCTAACGTAGACAATACAACTGATGCCAATAAGCCTGTAAGCACTGCTCAGCAGACAGCTTTGAATTTGAAGGCTAATATTGCTTCACCCACATTCACAGGTACTCCAATAGTCCCGACAGCTAGTGCTGGTGCATCTACAACACAGGTTGCCAATACGGCATTTGTTGCAGCAGGGTTAGGTTTAAAGGCAGATTTAGCCTCTCCAGCATTGACAGGAACTCCAACAACCCCAACGGCAACGGCAGGCACTAATAACACACAGATCGCCAGCACAGCTTTTGTCACAGCAGCTGTTGCAGCGGGATCTGTTGGAGGCACGAATCTCGGGAATACTCCAGCTGCATCCACAGTTGTTGTAACATCCTCAACGGGGGCGAGCACTACACTACCTTCAGCTACAACAACAACGGCTGGTGTACTTACAGCAGCAGACAAATTAAAGATCGATGGTATATCTGCATCAGGAAGCCCCCTCTTTCAAGCCACTGACCAACGTCCGCTAGGCACAGCGGGTGGCTCTAATGTATCAGGCTCTTGGCAACAACGCACTGTCAACACTACGATTACTAATCAAATCTCTGGCGCTAGTTTGTCCTCTAATACTCTAATACTCCCCGCTGGTACGTATTACTGTGAGTTAGGTTCGCAGATCTACGGAGTAGATCGGGCCAAAACTAGAATATATAACTCAACAAATTCGACAGTTCTGATAGACGGCTTGTCTGTTATCATGACAACTACAGTGTCTGCTGACTCAACGGCCAGCGGCCAATTCACACTCAGCACAACATCTAACGTCATTGTACAATACTGGGCACAATCCGTTAACGGTAGTGGGCTTGGTCTTCCTGTAAGTGCTACAGGAACTCCTGAAAAATATCTAGACATTAAAATATGGAAACTATCATGAGCGATGAAATTTGGTATTTTTTGATTGTAGATGGTGTAGTTGTACAAAAGCAGCCTTATTGGGAAGAGGGTTTCATCGAGGGGCCAAGCGATGTGGTTCCGGGTTATTTATATAGCAATGGAGAGTTTATTAGCCCACCACCAACCCCGATAGATTGGGTGGCTGTTAACACTGAAAAACTTAACGCCTTCCTGAGACAAGCGAATGCGCAGATCACTGCTATCCAAGGTCGCATCGACATGATTAATGATGCTATTGAGATTGGAGAGGATGAACCGGGCTGGGCTGAAGAACTGCCTAGCCGCGCTGTACAAATAACAGCTTGGAAAAAATACCGCATCAATTTGAACAAAGTAGTTTTGCAAGCGGGGTGGGCGAGTGCTGTAGTCTGGCCAATCACCCCAAACCCGTACACTAACGAGATGTCTTCAGCTGTAATTTCAGCCAGCCTCTCCTAATAATTTTAAAGGATAAGAGATTATGCCTGATATTCCAAAACCTACGAGCCTTAATACGATCTGGGCCGATGGTGGGGACAAGATTAAACCATCTGACGATAAGATTCAGGAGGGTTGGTTACCGGAGATCCCCACTCGTCAAAATTTCAATTGGTTGGATAACCGTCAAGACCAGTTTAACGCTCACGTCAATCAGCACGGCCTACCTGTGTGGGATGACCAGACTGAATATCAAGCCAACAAGAGCTATACAGCTGGCAGCAACGGTACAATTTATATCTCTAAAGCACTTAGTAGGGGTATTGATCCTGTAGAGGATACTGCTGAAGTTTATTGGGAGCAGGCTTTTGTAACAGTAAATGGTTATGCTGGCGGTAAACGCTACAGTGGTTATGAGGTATTTTCCAGTGACTTTACAGCTCTTGTAAATCGTAGCTACTACCTAAACCTTCCGCTTACTGTAACCTTCCCCTTAACTGCTAATGTTGGGGATGCAATCGTTATTGCTAAAAATCCCAATATTACCGCAACAGCAGTTATTAATGGGGTTAATGTAACACTACAAACTGTTAATAAAAATACCTATGTTTACACTTCCAACGGCTGGGTAGATGTTAGTAGTGGCAACGGTAGTGGAGAAGATGTATCTCTTTCGGGTCTGACTATTGTTACCCAAGGCACCACTGCCACCTATACTATTACAGACTATAATTCGTTTAGTATCTATTCTGTATCTAGTTCTGTTGGTACAGCAACACGCACCAATGAGTCAATCAGTCTGGTGATCCCAAACCCGACCACTGTACCTCAGATTACCCTCACTGTAATTAAAGATGGGACGCCTTCTTACTTTGTTATTGCTGTTGGTGCTCAGAGTGTTGTAATACCAACTATTCTTTACCCAACGAGTGGTCAAGCTAATGTTGAGCTTTCCCCTACACTTTCAGCCACTGCTTTCACCACCGCCCCGGCTGGACAGGACACTCACCAGTCAAGTCAATGGCAAGTTGCCACAGATTCTGGTTTTACTACCATTGTATTTGATTCCGGTGTAGATACTGTAAACAAAACAAACATTCAAGTCCCATCTGGGGTCTTGACCATTGGCACTGTTTACTACGCTCGTGTTCGGTACACAGGTGTGGTGATTGGTAACAGCGCTTGGAGTGTCACCCTTTCCTTTACTACAACCAATCAATATGTTGTTACTCCTACAGTAAGTGTCACAGGAGGCCCGACCGACGTAGGGGAGACTCCAGTCATTTCGACCCCCCCCTTTGCTGTGTTTGGAGGTACAGATACCCATGTATCAACAGACTGGCAAATAGTGAAGGTTAGTGATGGAAGTTTGGTCTGGCAATCGCTGGGTAATACTACTAATAAAGTTTCTATCACTGTCCCTCCAAGCCTCCTTCTTGAGAATACCCAGTATAAAGCGAGAGTACGTCAAGCCGGTGCATCACTTGGTAAGAGTGGATGGGGTGAGTACACCTTTACAACCAAGGTTATCTTCTTCGTATTTACTCCGGCATCAGCTGGGCTTCCTTACGGTGGTGGCTACTATGCCGGGGCTAATATTACAGTTGGTGCTGTCCAGTATGCGCTGATTGTCGCACCTAAGTCTCAGGGCGGTCAATCAGAGGGGTTACCTTTCCGGTCTACATCACCAACATCCCTCATTACAACACAGAATGATGGTCTAAGTAACCAAAACACTATCCTTACCGCATACCCAAGCACAAGCCCCGCCGCTCAATTCTGTGATACATTAAGTATTAATGGTTACACAGACTGGTATTTGCCAGCGAATAACGAGCTAGAGATTTGCTATCGGTATCTAAAGCCAACAACAACCCCAAACTTGTCAGTGTATGGTGTAAACCCAGACTCTGTGCCAGCAGGCAATAGATACACATCAGACAACCCGGCAGTCACATCTGTTGCGGCGTTCCGCCTAGGGCAGGCAGAAGCATTTGAGCCGTTAAACTACTGGACCTCCACAATGGATGGAAGCAAAGGACAAGCATCAGCCTTTGCTTGGACTTTTGATAATGGTAATGATAGTTCCTATATCGTATCAACTTCTAACGGATCTTTTGTTGCAAGGGCCGTTCGACGTGTAGCTATACCAACCTAAGAGACTCTATGAAATATTACAAGTACACCCTAGTAGATGTTGCAACAAGAATACCAGTAATGGTTGAGCCAGCTAAGAGAGGGCCAGATATGCCTCTTGGTTTGACACTCTTGTTTTCTATTGAATCTGAATCTTCTAGTGGTGTGCCTGTATTTTATGGAGTAGCTGACGAGGACTTTGAAGCCGAAGCTTGGATGCAAGAGATTAGTATTGATTTCTTGTTAACCATCTTTAAATCGGAACTTGTCTCTAGAGTTCGTCTTAAAAGAAAAGTCAATTGTTCATATTTCGAAAAAGATTTTCAAGGTTTATCCAAAGCCCTACAAACTCTTTCTTTAGATAAAACTATAAAGTCTGTAGACTTCCTGCATTCTAATAGAGTGTGGGAGTCTTTGACTCTCAGTCAATTGAAAGATGCTCTTAAGAGATTGAACAAGGATGAACAACTCTGGTTTTCTTGGGATAGACAATCGTCAAAGTTAATAGAGGATTGTCAAGACCTAACTTATCTTCTTGAGATTGAGAAGGGTATCCAAAATTTTAAACTGGTGAAAGAATGACTATTAATGTAAAAGATTTTGGTGCCCAAGGGGATGGTGTTTATGATGATACTGTGTGTATCCAGAATGCAATCAACTCCTTAGCTTTGACAGGCGGATCTGTATTTTTCCCTGAAGGGACTTATAGTGTCAGCACTGTCAATGTCCCTTCAGAGGGTATCAAATTAGTTGGCAGTGGTTGGACAGCTTCAAAGATATATGGTAGGACTCAAGGCGTGAAGATTATTAATATCACAGGAAATCATTGTGGTGTGGACAATCTACATGTTAGTTTTTGGGGATACACTCCTGAGGACTGGGCCTCTATTGGTATCTATGTAAAAGGTCACACTTGCAGTCTAAGCCGATTTAGAGTGTACAACACCTCTATTGCTGTCTTCCTTGATAACAGTTCAATTGCAATGCTAGATAACTTCCAGATTGAGACTTTCAGTCAGGCGGGTATTTATATTGATCATTGGATTGATGTGTATATGACCAACTTTCTTATCCAAGCAAGTGTTGGTAGTCAATATGGCAAGCTTTCCTGTGTCTATGCCACTAACGGTTCTGATGCAATTCTAGCTTCCAATGGTGATATTCTTTCAGGTAGGCACTCACTTCAATGTGAAGGATCTTCTTGGGGAATGAATTACAGTGCTTTCACTAACATCTGCTTTGATTCCTCATACGAGTCTTGTGTAAGTCTAGAACGTTCTCGTATGAATGCTTTTACTAACTGCTGGTTCTCTGGTGGTCGTGTAGGTAGTGGGTTTGAGGGTATGACTATTGGTAACAGTACGGATAATGATTTTGTTAACTGCACCTTTGCTAATAATGGTGGACATGGGGCAACTCTTAAAAACACCAATCTAAACACACGTTTTAGTTGCTGTAGGTTTGAGTCGAACTCCTATTCAGGATTTGCTGGTCAGTGGCATGGATTGTCTGTATGGCCTAACGCTTCCAACTTCACTGTGAGTAATTGCACATTCAAGAATGGGTTGTTTGCTGGACAACAAGGGTTTGGTTTGTTGGTTAACTATGGCACCAGTAATAAATATATCATCACACAGAACATCTTTCAAAGCAATACGATTCAAGGGCTTAGGGATGACGGTCAAGGTGTGAACAAGATTGTGAAGGATAATCTTTGATGATTGACTATAAGAAGGCTGCTCAAACACTTGGTGTTGAAGAGGCTGCTGTGAAAGCAATTGCTTCAGTAGAGAGTAATGGTAGTGGCTTCATCACAGATCCTGTCTCTGGTAAACAAGTCCCAAAGATTCTCTTTGAACGTCATATCATGTTCAAGCGTCTACGTGACAATACCCCTTTGAAGTCTGCTGATTTGATGGCTAAGTATCCTGATATTGTGAACTCCTCTCCCGGTGGATACAAAGGTGGGATTGCTGAGCATGAGCGTCTTGCTAGGGCTGTAGAAATTGATCGTGTAACAGCTTTGGAAAGTGCTTCTTGGGGTGCTTATCAAGTTATGGGTTTTCATCACAAAGCTCTTGGTTATGCTTCAGTTCAAGAGTTGGTGAATGCAGCTTACACAGAAGATGGACAACTTGATATGTTTATCCGATTTGTTAAAGCTAGTCCAAAAGTTCTCAAAGCACTAAAAGCAAAAGACTGGAAAGCTGTAGCGCTTGCTTACAACGGCCCATCGTATGCTAAAAATTCCTACGATGTTAAATTGAAGGCAGCCTATGACAGATTCAGTAAAGAGTGAGGTTCCTCTTCAAGAACCCTTAACCAAGGATACGGCTGTTGAAGCAACAATCACATCTACAGTATCAAGTTCCCCAAAGAAACTTACAGTGGTTCCTAACTGGCGTAAAGTTCTCAAGACTTGGAGTTTCTGGTGTTACGTTGCATCTGTTCTGTTGACATTCATTGAGCAGATCCTCCCGTTCATGGGGTTGCTTGAGCCAACCATGACTGTACAAACGTATGGCTTGATTATGTTTGGCCTCAACGCATCTGGTATCTTCTTTAGATTTATCAAGCAGCGTAAATTGTGGACATATGATCCAGTCACAGGTGACATTGTTGTAGGGGATAGGCCACAAGAGGGACCACCAAATGTTTAGTGGTATATTCTCTAGCATCTCTTTGTATATCATTCTTGGTTTGGCAGCGTCAACGGCATCACTTGGCTGGTTATCTGTGCATAATTATAGGGCTAAGGTTGAAGCTGAGTCAGCACTAGTCGTAGCCATCAACGTCAACACAGACATGCAAAAGTCCCTTAACTTAAAGGAATTGTCTTGTAAAACAGATGATGCTTCTGTGGTTGAGTTGAATGCTTCAAACATTTTTGTTCAAGAGTATTCAGACGCCATTTCAACTGACCTTCAGTCTTATTCCTCCGCAAAGAAAACCTCTGTACAGGCTACTGTGCAACGTACCAAAGAGAAACCAAATAATGAAACTATTTATTTGCCTGACGATGGTTTGCTCAGTCCTACTATCCTCGGGCTGCTCCACAAGTCCTTCTGTAGTGCAGAGCCAACAGACGCAAGTTGTGTATCCACCGGACAGCTTGTTAACTGATCCATGTAAAGCTGTCCCTGCTGGTGAGAGTTTGATTGAGTTGGCTATTGGTTATAATAAAAATACTAGCTGCATCACTAAGTATAAAAACCAGATGAAAGCTATTAGGGATAATAAAGTGCGGAAGATGGAGCTTTACAAAAATGACAAATAATGAAGTGAATGTCAAGTTTAGTAACCTGTGGGAACGCCTTAGCCTTGCACTTCTTTCCTTGATTGTTACTGCACTATTCATGACGTATCAACAACAGCGTACAGACTTCAAGGCGCTTGAAGATAAAGTTATGGTTATGCAGATGAACAAGGTGAACAAGGAAGATTTGAAAGATGCTGTAAGTGGGATCAACACAAAGATGGATGCGATGTTCAGCAACCTGAGGCAACAGTCTGTTTCAGATAAACAAGATATTCTGGACAGGCTTGAGTTGTACTTTGGCAAGCTAAAGAAGTAGGGAGACTGCATGTTTTGGAAGGTGATTGAAAGAGTTATTAATCTGCTGATCCTTATGTCCCTCATTCTGATGATCACTATCCTATTTAACAACACAAAGGCTGAAAATATCAGTGATGCCTTGATTCAAAGTATTGCGGGTGTCAAGCAAGATTCACTGAAAGCAATTAGTAATAATGTAGATTACTTTGAAAGTCGTATTAATAGGCTTGCAGAGAACCAAGACAACTATCAAGTTGGTACAAGTGGCAGGCTGTCTGTAATAGAACAAAGGATACAGAAGTTGGAAGTAGAAGATAAAAGGAATAGTCGTGTTGTCAACATAAATAATAATCAATCTAATGCTGTTCTTAACGTTCCAACTACCTTACCATAAAGAATAAATATAAGAAGTCCCATAGGACAATAAAGAGCTTATCGCCGTTTGCTCTTCTCAAAACTAAAGCCCGCCTCGTGAGAGAGCGGGCTTCTTTGTGTTTAAAATAAAGTCACTCCGTGTGCTTAACCAAGAATTCGAAAGATTGCTTATCCATCACAGCATTCTGTTTATATGTACCTACAGGCTTACTAACCTGTGTCTGCACAACCTTGACAGGAGCATTCTGTTGGTCACGCTTCCAACTGAGATAGTAATAGCCACCTATAAGGACAGCAGCCAATACTACAGCTGTAGCGAGTAGGTCAATTAGTGGGTTAGATTTCATAGTGTTCTCAATCCTGTAGTGTTAAGTGGGACAATCTCCATTTCTTCCTCCTCTACATCTTTATTCTCTTCAAGCCACAGTGTAGATTGTAGCACAGCATCTGCCCAGATAACAGGAAGTATATCTCTAAGACCGACAAGATTATCAATCAAGACATTAATCTTATCTGTACGTTTCTTAAGGTCAGCCTCTTTGTGAATAGAACAGTCAAGGTAAATCTTCTTAGAACAATCACCAATCTGCACTTCAGCATCACAAGAAGGATGCTCTGCATAATAACGTGTCAAGTCTTCATAACGTTCACTTGTAGCCTTCACTACAATAAATCCTGTCTCATCTGCTGAGTCATTCAGAAATTGTTTGTTTATATATTTCATGCTATATTCCTCTGTTAATCCTAGGAGGCTATTGAGAGATGTCATAATTATTTACCATGTTTAGTATGCCACTCATTCATCATTTCTCTCACTTCCTCGTTAAGTAAAGTGTAATCTTCTGGGTTAATCACATGCTGCTTAAAAGCCATGCTAATTTCTCCAGTAGTACAGCCTGCATTAAACATCATCATTGTAGGGGTGAGTTGTGTAGTGATTAGTGGGAATAGTGAACGGATGTGGATTAGGGTGTCGTTGGTTGTCATTTCAAACTCCAAGGCTTTGGAAAGCCACAACAGCATCGTCATAAGAGTCAAAATAAATTGTCTCAAGCGTCTCTGCGTATTCAAGATAAATTGCAGGGATAGACTCGCCTCCAAGGTATACTGTTCGGACGTTAGTCAGGTTAAAAATTGTATTTTTATTTTTGCTGCCAATCAAGTTATTTGTGTGGATGTACATTATTAATCTCCAATTAATTTAGTGATGACCCTCAACAACCCTTGAGGAAACCTATTGAATTCTACATCGAAGCCTGTACCTGCTGTCAAGGATTCTTTGTCAACAAGGTGCTTGTGTCTGTGAGAAATATTGTCCCAGTTGTCTAGCATCCATTTACACATCTTATCAAAGACTTCATCTGAGAGCAAGGATTCATTTAGTTTATAGTAGCAATAAGATGAAAGAAGATACCAAGCGATGCTGGACGAGGGGTTTACTTTGAAGTCTGATCGGCAGCGCTCATTGTAGTTCACTTTAGATATAACACTCCGAGTAAAGGGTTCCGGGACAAGTATCCTCACGAATAATCTGACCAGCAGCCAATGCAATCGGGTGGGCTTCTTTACGTGTTAGGAAGTTACCAAACTGATCTGTAAATCCTTGCACCATCTTCTCTAAACCACACCACTCAAACAATTCATCCTTGATCATCATAATCTGCATTTCCATGATTGGGCAGCTGTGACGTGTGCCTGTTACAATATATCCATTGTAGTTATAGGCAGCTTGTGCAATACGACGCTGTACGTTGTAGTATTCCCAACGCGTACGGCCATCTTCCATGATGTTGCCACGAAGGCGTTCTTGGTACTGTTCAATCACAGCTTTGATTCGTTCAGTGCTCATTCCCCTATCTCCGTAACTTTGAGGATCTCAATTGTCATATCAGTATAGGCCATATCCTTGCCAAATTCAAAGCATGCTTGGTGTGTATTGTCAGCACTGATATGCTCAGCCTTCAAGCCCGCTACAAAGTGTTCAAAGTCTTTGCCATTATACTCAGACGAATATATGATTTCAAACGTTTTCATTTTCCACGACTCCAATAAGATAAGTTCTTACACTCCGAGCATCCATTGTACCAGATAAGGTATTTGGAGTTCCAGTATTTCTTTGGTGTCCATTGTGACAGACATTTTGTGCATGTGCCATAAGGTTTCATAAATAATTTCCAAAAGAAAAGCCACCAAAGCTTTCAGGCTAAGGTGGCTAGTATGGTTGATCAGAGAAGACCTGTCAACAATTTATTTTCTATTGACAAGCAAGGCATTCATCTTTTGAAGCTTGGACACCTGCCATGCTGTAGACATAGTAAAGGCCAAGGATATCAGGATTCAAGAAAGCCTCCTTGTGTACCTCATTAATGTACGCTTCGTCCTCACCCGCAGCGAAGAATAGATTCAACGACATCCATTGATCAGTAAACTTCCCACGAGCAGCAGCTAGACGAATGATTGTATGCTGATTAATTTCAAAGGCTGTACGGAACACAAGTTTCTCATCTTCAGTCAACCATTCAACGTGTTGCACACTACCCATCTTGTCACGAATGTCCTCAACGTTTGCTTTATTGAAAACACCTTTCTCTTTCATAAGCTTTAGAAGATATGGGTTAACTCGATCAACCTCACCGCCAGCACTTTTCTGTGTATACACCATGGCTGTGTCTGGGTTAATACCTTCACTGACGCCACCCATAATAAGTGCTGTAGATTTAGTTGGTGCAATAGCAATTAGGTGTGTATTAGCCCGACCGTAGCCTTTCATCCATTTAGGTTCACCCCAAACACTTGCAAGCCATTCAGAAGCTTTAATGGCCTCATCTTGAATGTACTTTGCAATCTTATTGTTTACCATGTGGGCATCAAAGCTTTCAAATGCAATCATATTCTTTTGCATGTAGGAATGTAGGCCGCATTGCCCTAAGCCCAATGCTCTGCTGTTCTTTGTAAACGCTACAGCTTTCTCAAGACCGGGAATGTTCTTAGCCCGTTCAATGAATTCCTGACAGACAGCATCAAGGAAGACAATGGAAGTATTTACAGCATCTGTACCATACCAGTCATCAAAAAGCTCTACGTTCATACTTGCCAACACACAAGTATAAGTAAAATCTTTACTTGAGTGAAGCATGATTTCATTACATAACTGTGGCGCTTTGACATCAAGCTTCTGATCAACATACCACTGAGGACGTTTACGCTCTGCCTTCTGTGGGAAGAAGTAATAACCCTTGCCCGTTACCATCTTGGTTTTAAGCGATTTACCATAGCGTTCTACTGCATCTTTATCCCCAGACTTCAGACGCTCAATGAATTCATCGGAGATATTCCAGCCGATGTTATTCCCGTCTGGATGTTGTTCCAGATAAGTACAAACTTCATTGAAATCACCATGATCAATAGGCAAATAACCTGCCCAAGAACCACGCCGAGCCGTACCCTGAGCAACGTACTCCATATCACGTTGGAAGCCTTCAATGACCTGCATAACCCCAGTAGAAGTACCACCTACACTGATAGATTCACCACGAGAGCGGACATCACCAAGATAACCTGCTGTACCAAAACCCATCTTAGTTAGCATTGCAGTTTCATGCTTCGCTTTGTAGATACCATCAATACTATCAGGAATATAACTACCAGCACAACTTACAGGAAGCCCACGGTTAGTACCTGTGTTAGCCAAGATCGGCGTACTAGGACTCAACCAACCTTTCCACATAATATCAAAGAACTTCTCTTTCCACTCTGAAGGATCTGGAGTGTGAGCAGCCAGTGTTGCAGCGATACGTTGGTACTGCTCCTTTGGATTAGATGCTTGATAAAGATATTTATTCTTAAACAACTGCCAAGAGCCAGTGGACCAATGGGCAGGCATCAAACCCTCTTCTTGCAACTTCTTACGTTCATCACTCAATACACGATAACTATTTGTCACTTAATTCTCCTTAGAATTTAAAACCTTGAGAGTCCCAGTCGCGCTGGTATTGGTTGCCCTGACTGTTAAAGAAGTCGATGGAGCTAAAACCGTTAATGCCTTTATAGAACCAATCTGCAACCGGGTTGTACTCTACCTTAAACAAATTTTCATATCCTAGATTACGAAGACAGAGATTTACTCGACTCTGTGCAAAGTATTCTAGTTGAACATCTGTGATGCCCTCAATACGACCTTTCTCAAAGATCTTCTTAATGATTGTTTTTTCATGAAGCATTACTGTTTCAGCAGCCTCATAGATGTCAGCTTTAAGCTGACCTTCATAAGTTGCATCAATAAAACCAGCATCTTTCTGTTCTTGTAGCAGTGTTCGGAACAACCAAGCAGCCGCTTCAGAGTGAAGATTTTCATCACGAGCAGAGAAGTTAATACCACTCACTACGTTCAGAAGTTTGTTCTTACCTTGACTCTGGAAGTGTTTCAAGAAAGCAAAACTTGAGTAAAGAATTGCACCCTCCCCAAATGTGAAGCAACCAAGAGCGTGTAAGTCGTCCTTGTTAGCCAACGTGTTTTCTAGAAACTCAATACGTGCAGTCAAGTCTTCATCTTCAAGATATTGATTGTAGAATTCATCTGTTGCCAAACCAAGTTCTTCATTCAGTGTGCTATAAAACTTTTGGTGTACAGCCAATTCCATAGCACCAAACATAGCAGCCATTGGTTGAATATCAGCAGGGCGGGGGAACTTCTTCATTACAAAGTTAATCCAAAACTCTGTCCCGATAATCTGCTCATACTTAGAAAACAATTTAAGTGTTGTAATGGTACCATGGCTCTCAGCCTCAGTCATGTTCACCATAATGTCTTGTTTATCTTTGTGTACTTTAACTTCAAAGTGAGGCCAGAATACAGAAGCTTGCTGGTCGGTGAACTCACAAGCTTGCGGATAGTCTACAGTAAACTCCGTCTTAGGTGTTTGAATACGAGTTAGCATTACCTCTCCTTAATTAGCGTGTCGTTCAAGCTCAGACACAATGTGTGCCGTATTGCTGTAGTTCTTACCCATGTTCATCAGTTGAATACGTAGATCCAAATCACAGTTGGCAACTACGTTTTCCCAGCTCGAAGCACCTGACTTAAGCCATTGCTGGTCGGATCGCTCCATGCCTACAAAGCGTTCACAACTTACAATATTACCACGTAAGTTACGATGCTTTGAATACTCAAGAGTGTAAGGTTCTTCTGTATCAATACCATTCTCGTAAAGAATCTTTTCAAGAGTAACTTTATCATCACTACCAAAGGCTGCTTTGAAGTTATCAATCAGAAGCAAGTCTGAAATACTTAGTACATGTCCAATGCCGCTCATACTTCTTCTCCATCAAATGCATCATAAGCTTCACGAGGACTGTAATCGTCCAGATAATAATCTAAGAATTCTTTACTATTTTCCATAAAAACTAGGAAGCTGTCTTCTTTCTTCAACAGGAAACTCTTAACTTTGATGATGTTCAGAAGATCGTTCATCCAAGCGGCAATTGCATAATTTTCTTGCTCTTTAAATTTCATTTTATTTCTCCAATATAAATAGATTCATAACCTTTTTCAAGAAGCTTACGATACTGCATCCAAGAATCTTTTGTCTGGAAATTGCCACTCAACTCAACACCACTGTTACGTGCTTTAGCTTGATGCTCCGTAGGGCTAAAGTGTGGTGGATCTTCTTTGTAAACCCCGCCCTCTGGAAGATTCAGCATACCATAAATCTTCTTAGCTTTCTCAAGAGTATCATCAAGTTTACGATAACTAACTTGTCCTGTACAGCTTGTAGAAATCATCAAAGCATCTTGAAGACTAATACCACACCCTTTGAGCCAATAGCCATCACCAAAATAAGGCATGTGCCAATCTTCAGGACCAAGCTCTACAACACTGCTTGTATTGATAGCCTCATTAATTTGTTCAGCCAAAGCTTTAATTTCTGGTTGAGCATCTTTGTGCAAACGCAGTTTCAAGAATGCTTGCCAAGCTTCAAGTGTACCTGTACTAACACCCTTAGTCCACATAAAAGGCTCAAGAAGACGATTAACAATTTGTTTATGCAGACCTTGTTTGTCCATATAGAAAGCAGAATCAGCAGCTTCTTTTGCAGCCTCCTTCCAATAATGGACTACATGTTCGTTGTCTTCTATCTCCCCATTAGCAACCATACCCGGCTCATTCAAACCCCAGTGAACAGGCATTGCAGGATTGTTTCGTACTTGCTCAATCATTTGTTTAACTGGTACAGCACGAGAGCTTTGGAAGTTACGACTAAGACTACGATGAGTGTTGTATTCAGGCAAAATAAAGCGATGAAGTTCAATCTCAAGGGTGATTAGGCGGCTACCTTCAAACACGCTATCTGCTATTGTTTTTGCACTAGGTTGTGTCATTTTAACGGAACTCCTTACCAACAAACTGTTCCAAATCTGGACGTACATGATTCAACAGTTTCATAACCTTTGAATCACTCTGACGTTTTACAGTGTAGACAGTTTCACCTTCAAATACAATGCTGTCTACATAGCAAGGTGTCCCGTTCTCTTCTTGTGCTTCCTTGCTCAACTGTGCATATGTAATACTGTTAGTTGTCTTACCCAAGTTATTGGAACATACGGCATCCCAAGCACCCTTAACATTACAACCATAAGCTTCCAGAAGATGTTCCAAGTATGTGTTGAGGAACTTGATATCCATACACCCATCAAGGATTTCAATCATATCATCAACAACTACCGCATCCGACAATTCTTGACATTCCTCTGTAATCAAATCTGATTGATGTTTAATCTGCTTAAACACTTCATACAAACTTGCTTGGCTTGGTGAGTTACCAATAGCATATCCGAACTTTACACAATCACGCTTACTCAAAACTTTCTCCTTAAACCTCAGTAATATATTTAATCGGCAAGCCAATCTGTTCAGCATACTTAATCTCTGCTGCTACGCCTGTGCTCTTGTCCCAACAGTCTAGCATAAGAACATACAATTCACTAGAAGCATCTAGGAATTTATAATCAACAACACTCCAGAAATCCCAAGTTGTAGGCATATCGTGTGACAGAGACAGTTGATGACTTGACACAATAGGGCTAAACACTGCCAATCCTTCTCGCGTAAGCTCTGCTGTCTTAGCCAGAGCTTGTAGGTAGCGTGTGTGCATTAATTGTGCATCAGCTTTGTAGCTGTATGGGGATGCTAAGTATATCAAAGGACTACTCCTTACACAAGTGCTTATGTTGACTAAACAATTCTTGATACTTATCAGCCTTGCCCAACTCCTGCATTACATCATCTTTAGCACCAGCACGCAAACGGTATTTAAGAATATTACCAAGGCAGTAACCTTTAAACATCTCTTGTGTCATGCAGCTTGCAATAACTTGGATTGCTTCAACATCTTCAAATACGGCGTAATGTTTAGGGGAGTTAATAACGTCTTTTACAGGGGTTTCTTTAGACATACTCAACAACTCCAATTCATCTTCATTAAAGTATTCCGTGTTAATGATACCTTGAACAGCATAATCATACTCTGTAGCACTATTAGAAGGTTTGTCTACAATATAACCAACAAATCCTTCTGGCACTTCTGGGGTGTCGCGTGTGGAGATAACGCGGTCTCCTACAGCAAAGCGTTTAGGTTTGTCTTCAACATACAAGGTGAAGTCTGCAAAGCAATTCTGTAAGCCTTTGTGGACATACTTAAGCATAACCTCTTTGTCTCGTACGTCAATCCAAACACCCTTCACCCTCAAATTCTCAACTACTGTAAAGACTGTGCCCACACCGACACCAATAGAGTTAGGGCCAATTGTTACTTTATCATTCAGTTTAAATTCTTGCATATTAATTCTCTCCTATTGATTTATATCATACAGCTTGATGAGGCATATTGCGCCTTTTTTAGGGGCGCTGTCAAGTGGTTATTTCACATGCCTATCTGTATAACCCGCACCCATTGAGTTTAGCTCCTCAATCATCTTCTGTCTATACTCAACAGCAAGCTTGTAAGCACCCTCATCACCAAACTTTTTCACACTGAATGCCTTACTTCTTTCTTTACCTTCCAAGTCTGTCCATTTAGCACGCCAATTGTAAGATAAACTTCCACTCCTATTCTTACTTGTTCCGTAATATACACCCACTGTCCCTGAAGTGTTGTCATGCCGGGGTTTACAGTTACGGGCGTTTCCAGACCTTGAAACAAGCCTCAAGTTATCCAGTTTATTGTTTGTTCTGTCACCATCAATATGATCAATAAACTTCCCTTGTTCAATCAATCCATAGTGCATTTCCCAAATAACTCTGTGAACAAGTTGTAGCTTACGTTCTTTCCTTACTTGATAGTAGCCGCTGTTACCTATACCACCAGCAACATCACCTATAGCTACATTCAAGAAGTTTTTATAACGTCCTGAGTAAATGTCCACAGCCCACCTAAGGCAAGTAGGGCTGGTTTCATCATAAGTGTAAAGCTCGTTAACTTCCATACTTATCCATAATAAAGTCAAGTGATACAAACGATGGCAAACCAAACCCGTCATTGACCTCATGCAGCATAGTCAACCCCCGGAAGTGGTTGTTACCTTGGTGGCCTTTATAATCTTCATCAAATGGATAACAAGCCCCATTAATAATACCAATCTGCATCTTGCCGTCTAGAGTTGGTCGAAGTGACACGTCGAGCAATTGTTTATGCCCGACTACAAATGAACAACCAACGGTTTTAAGCTGTGCTAGTGCATTCCCGCCATAAGGTTTACCTGTAAAGGGATTGGCTAGGAAGTGTACATAGTTAATCCCATCCACAACAGCAGGCTTAAGAAAGGGGAAAACCGTCCAGCCATATTGTTCAAGGTTAAGTTGGGACGTACCAAGAAACCCTGTAAATTCAGGATTATCATTCGCAAACCTGTCAGCACGGGCCTCGTGATTACCTAAACAAAAGATCATCTTAGGATTGTATGCTTTCTTCTTAGCCTTACGTTGATTCTCCTGCACACGCCAAATTGGCTCCATAATCAGGCGCATACCTTCATGACCGGCTTTCAGGTCATCAACAACTCGACGACCTTCAAAAGATTTCTTGCCTTTATCATAAGAACTAAGACTCTCCATATCGTAATGGTCGCCAATATGAATGATTACATCTGGCTTTTTGTGTGCAATGTATTCACCAATAGCTGACAGATAGCTTAGGTCATGGTTGGGCTTAACCTGCGTGTCCGCGATGATCAGATGTTTCAAATTTATTCCCCTTTCTTTAGTTTAAGAGCCAATTCATACAATTCATTATTGATCAGCAAAACAGTGTCAAGCGTATCCTGTTTCTCCCAGACAGAGAGTGTCGGGAAAGTTTTACTAATGATATCGTTCCTTTCTTTCCAATACTCTAGCATCACATTATCTGGAATCACATCCATAGCTGATAGCTTAATCGCTTCAATTTCTTTCACAACATCTCTAGGTTTAAACTCTAAGATTGTCATAGCTAACTTCCCAAGATCTGACTACAAAAGATATAATAGTAGGTAGAAAATTCAACAATAAGTTGCCACATCAGATGGTCACGCTTCATTTATTAGCCTCATCCCATTGTTCATTATCAGAAAGATGTTCTTCCCACTGAGGTACCCAAGGTTTCTTCTTAGGAAGCATCTCATCGACTTCTTTCCTAAGTTGAGTAAGTTGCCTATCAATTTCGTTGAATCGTTCATAGATAAGTTTTAGGTCAATCTCGTTCATTCTTTAATGCCTCTCGTATAGCATTCCGCCTAGCTGTTGGATTCTTAGCAACCTGTACACCCCTTGCTGCCAACCACTTATCTATATCTCCAGCTTTCATCTTACACAGCTGAATAACAACCTTCTCAATCTTACTCTCTTCAAAGGTAATATTCAATGACTCAGACAATGTTTTGTAACTGTGGCAACCAATATGATTCTTACTCGGTATGTCACAACAAAGCAGCTGAAGCCCATCAAAACCAACCATCAAGATATTATTAAAGTAGTCATCAAAGTCTGATGTCTTTGTGAAGCTATGATTGCCATCCACATGGTCACACTGAACTTCATTTTCCTTGAACAAACCCTTGCAAATCTCACACTCATATAGCCATTTGGTTCGTGTGGTGTTGTCCATATCTGGAATCGTTCGACTGTAAAGGTAAGCCAACTTCACATCACTCTTCATCCAAGCTTTACGAATAGCAGAACGTACAACAGCAACAACATGCTTCTCTTGTGGTGATCCATCCTCATTGAGTTTCTTTAGGAATTGCTTTAGCTTATCTTCTCGTTTCTTTAGGTCCAGTGCTGATGGTACTGTCATTCCTCAAACTTCGCTTTAAGCTCTTCATAAGTATTAAAGTCTTGACACTCCTTACCAGACTTTGTGCCTATATACCAATCACTACCTCTGAGCTTATCCCAATGCTCTAGAACCTCTTCTGATGAGTTCTTAATTAGGTATTCTAGGGCAATTGGAAAACTACCATTAATATTGAATTTGTATTTCATAGCTTACTCCACAAACTCAGGGCTAAATGCTGCATATCGTTGTTTAGTAACAGTGTGTTCAGGAATGATAACCTCTGGTACTACTTCATCATAATCTTCAACCTTGAAGTATTCAAGCTTACCGTCCCATTCAGTGCCCCAAGAATCGTCCCAAGTACCATTACGACTAACCAAAACATTCAGAAAATCGCTTGCATCTAAACCTTCTTTAGCAAGTTCATTTACATCTTCTTGGCGGATAGTATGTGAAGTAGTGATGTAGAATGAAGAGTATTTACGGAACTCTTTCTCAGACTCACCCACTTCAGAAACGTATTCCCACAGTTGTTCTTGAGTAATTTTTATCATTTTAAACTCCTAGTTTATTTAAAGTTTCTTCAACATTCAATCTATCACCAACAAACCTTTTCATATGGGCACAGTCAGCATAAAGTTGCATCATCTGTAACCAATTACCTTGTACTTCTTGTCCATTCCAAGCTGTGTAAACAAACTCTTCAGGATACCAAGTCTTATAAAGTTCTTTCATTTTAGACCAGCATTCTTTATCTGTAGTTAGTTCACCAAAGTCTTTGAAGGCTGAAGCTGCACCATACTTGGCTTTAACTAACTCTGTAGGCTTGTAACAGTCAGAAGGATCTCCAACGCACACTTGGTAGTATAGAAACTTACGACCATAACCTTTACCCTCTTTAGTAAGAAAGCCAAGACCAGATACAAACATTGGTTGAGTCATCTTATCCCAATTGTAAAGCCACCCCATACATTGGTTCGCGTCTTTATCAATAGTCGCTTGTACAATGCGCTTTTTAGTCTTGAAACCCTCGTAAGCATAGGAGGCTAGTACGTCATCACTTTCCCAGCCATCGGCCTTTTCAGCCTTGTATTTCCCCAACAAATAGCCTCTTGCTTCAGCTAAATGAAGGGGCTTTTCAGTGCCAGAGCGGTTTGACTTGTACTTAGTTGGAAGCAACAATTCATCTCGAAAGTTACCTTCACCTTGTACCACAACCTTCATTTCATCGCAACCAGAAGCTTCATGAATACCTTGAAGCATCATCTTAACTGTGTGCAGACAATTGTTCAAAGGTTCGGGGGTTTGCAAGTCTGTAATAGAATAGTCTTTAATATCTTTTTCTTCAATTGCCAGAAATTCTTTAAACTCAGTACGGTTGGCAAACTCACGTTCTTTGTCTGTATTCAAATTCTTTACAATAATTGTTCGTGTTTCACTTGCTGCTGAAGCCTTGTACGAGATTAAATCTCCATCAATAACAACGAGGCTCATTCCTTACTCCTTATAAGTAAGGGGCACGAGGCCCCTATTTTGTTTGCTATTTACTTCGAATACATATCCTGAATCTCTTGCAGCTTATTGTATTCGTCAGCTTTAGCCATAAGATCGTCTTGTTTAACCTTAGCTTTAGCTGCTTTCATAATATCTGCAACATCAGCTTTAGGGAAACCATCAGTGTTGTATTCTTTTTCGTAAGTGTACTCACCTTTCAATTCTTTCAAATCCTCGGACAGAGTGAGGATTTCTTGTTCCAATTGATATGCACGATTATAAAGCTCTTGTTTCTCTTTCATGTATTTCTCCTTAAAGTACAGTATAGTTAAGACGTTGGATTGCAGAACTCAAAGCACTAATAAGTTCTGGATCACCATTACCTGTTGCTTGTTGCAGGGCAGCATACAGTTTTTGCACAGTAGCTTCGTGTACTGCTTTTGGTTTCATATTTACTTGTTCAGTCATGTCCATTTCTCCTAATTATACGTTAAATTTATTTGTCAGATTGAAACTAAGTTCATCATCAAACAATTGAATTACAATCCGTGCATTCTTTTCTTTCATAAGTTCTACAGTATCTACACCAAACTTATTCTGTGAATACACATCGTAAGCAGCCAGAGCAATAATCAAATGTTCTGGAAGGCTTTTCTCAAACAAGCAGTCTAGCGGAACACTGATGAAATTTTTATCTTCAAACAATTTTGCAGATGTTTCGTTCATAAATCTCTCCTTATAACGAAAGCCTTCCTTGGCTTAGTTTGTTAGATTAAAATGGAATATCTTCCGGATCAATATCTTCGTCTGCAACTACTGGCGCTTTAGCTTGAGAAGCCTTCTGAGCACTGGACAATTCCCGTTCAGGTACATCATCGAAGTCTGTAGCCAAACTTTCAACTTCGCCCAGTTCGTCATAGTTCGCTGCGCCACCAGCTTTCTTGTACTCAATCAGCGAGTCAACACGAATAGCTTTAAGCTTGGCAAAAGTACCAAAATCATTAGTCACTTCATCGTAACTAACAACACCTTTAGAGCCATTAGACACAAGCTTATCTTTAGTGATGTCTACAAGCTTACCGTTATCACCTTTCTCAAATACACGGGGGCGAAGTGCATCAGGGATTGGTTGCAGATCCTTGTACTGTGCTGGCTTCTTCATCTTGATTACATAGATTTCATCGCCTTCATATGGAGCGTCAATCTTGTAAATCTTTTCAAAGTCTGCACGATCCAGTTCCTTTGCTTTCTGTTTTGGGTACTTCTTGTTCCAAGCTTTAGCATCAACTTTCTCAACAATACAATCTACAGTGAATTCTTTTTCTGTAGTAGAGCCAAACTTGAAGTCTGGTTGTTGAAGTTTCACGTAACCAAATACTGCGTTCAGAGTTGCCATCTTTAATGTTTCCTTTTCAATTTAAGTTAATTGTAACGCTTACATTTACAACGCTTGCCGTGTGGCAACATTAGCTTTCGCTAAATTCTTCATTTCCTATCAGCCATACAAGCCAACAAGAATACTACAATAGCACAGATTACCAACCCACCCAAGAGAATTGTCACTGGTAACCAAAATGGACTAAGTACCCAAATCCAGCTCCAAGTTGCTACAGCACCAATTTCAGCCAACTTAAGTGTTACAAAGATCAGCCCTAGAATCCCAAATAGTGGGAAACTAAACGTTCGTGTTTTACTCATATCTTTCTCCCTAGTGTTTTGTTTCTTTCTTCTTAACAGCTGTCTCAACAACAGCGCTTGGCTCTGCACCATAATCTTCTGTATTGCTGCCAAACATCATATTGTTAACCACCGCAGCTGCTGCCTGTCGTTGTGACTCAAGATAATCCTTGAAGTCAGCATAACTTTCAAATTCATATTCAATTGTAGAGTATGAATCACCAGAGGAACGTGTGTCAACGAATCGAACAGTGCCCATATTAGCGTACTACTTTCGATTTAGTAAACTGAACAATCTGGAAAGTATTACCAGAGTTATAGCTTTCAAACTCTCGTTTCAACTCACGCGCAGACTCCCGTGTAGTGGTTGCTTGCAGAGTCAAACCAGTTGCTTTTTCTACTACGGCGTATGTAAAGTTACTCATTTTGTTTCTCCTAATTTAGTTAATTATTCAACTTCGTCAAAGAATTGTGACGAATCTGTATCTACTTGATCATAGCCATCATAACACCATTCTTCATTAATTTCAACATAGCGAATAGCCTCAGCTTCTGTTTTAAAACGACGTGTTGCATTGCTGCCGTCACCAAGATCTTCAATAACTTCAAACCATTTCATTATACACCCTTCCGTGTCGTATTACTTACTTTATTCAAATAGTCTTGAAACAATTCTGCCGAAAGCTGCCCGTAACTAGGCTCCTCTCCATTAAGCTTCTCTGTCAAGTGACGGATAGCTGTAGTGTGAGAGTCTTCAAAGGCTTGTGGATTGTTAGTGTAGTCATTCATCCAAGCGTTGAAGGCTGCTGCGTAGTGTTCTTGGACATTGCTGACAGATTCTTTCTCTTCTACAACTACTTCAAAGAACTGATCATCATAAAGACCATCAATCAGGTTGCCTTTAAGGTCTGTCAGTCTCAAACCATCCTCAACAGTGAAGCTTTGTCAAAGCTGCCGGTATTTCGTTTTACTAGCGCCCCGATTTTGAACTCAGACATCATCTTCTCCTATTTAATTTCAGTTCGTACATTCTAGCAGCTTTACGGGGATTGTAAAGCTTTATTTTTGATTTCTTTTGTCACAAACTCAAACAGTTCCCAATTACTACGGCCATTAAACACGCTTGAAATTGTAGTCCTTGGAAAGCCTAATGTCAAGGCAATTTCGTTCACACCTTTTCCTTGACTGTGTAGCAAAGCAATTTCACAAATAAGACTTGGTGTCACTTTACGATTTGTCTTAGGTCGATTTGCATTGATCCTACCAGCCTCAATACCTTCGGCTGTATTATCTTTCTGGCTAGACCATTTCAGATTCCACAAATTATTGTTCGACCTATCATGATCACCATGAGCTACTTGTGGCAAGTTTAAAGGATTTTCAATGAAAGCAATAGCTACCAAACGATGGACATAACGAACTCGCACTTTTGATCGTGGACCCATCAGGCCAACATTCATGTAGCCAGCGCCATTATCATGCCAAATCATGTACTTTTGATTCTTTAAGTCAATCACCCTTCCGAAACTGCTCACTGCATAACGTTCTTGAATATCGTCAAGAATAATAGGTTTCCACACTTCCTTCATTTTAACTCCATTAGTGAATTTCGCCATAGTTTGCCCCAAATTGCACTCCAACATCCAAATCACGATTTAATTTAAGTTGTTTGTTAACCTCTTGAATAGCATCCTTGAGGAGTTTTGCTGCTTGTTCCCGATACCCTTTCTTTACTTCCCAAATCCCTTCGTCGTGTGCTTGCCCTGTAAGCTGTTGACGACGTTTTAAGACTTCCTTAATCCACATGTCAAAGCAATAGGTGCCTGTGCCTTGATTTAAGGTACTAAACTTATCCTTATCTGTTTTGAGCCAGTACCACATGTTTGCAATAGGATTCCAAAGCCATTTCACTCCAAGAGATTGCTTTACAATACAATCATCAGCTATCTTTTTAAGCGACCAATTACGACTCCAATATGCTTTGTGCAACTTATTACCCGTTACCTCACTAACACCAGCAGCACGGGCGATAGTAGGTCCGCCAGCGCCATACTTACTAGCATAGTTACAGCTTTTACCAGCGTGGCGCTTCAGCCCCAAGGCTTTTTTAGCGTAGTGTTTTCCGTTGTAGTCCATTTCCTTTAAATCTTGTGCATCCATAAGCTTGTAGGCCGCAACTTCATCAGCAGTCATCAAGCCAGCTTCAGCAGCAATGTCACAATGAGGATCGAAGTCATCTTGCATCATATCCCGCACATAGTCAGGATCATACTTCCACATGAAATGTTGACCCGTGCGGTCCTCGAGGCTGCTGCAATCTGCCCCCATAAGCTCCATATCGTCACTACGAGCAATCAACAACCCCCGAATTTCCTTTCCGTAGGGCTTGCGCAGTGATGGAATGTTCAAAAATACTTTATGCCGAAATCTAAGCGTATTCGTGAAGCCTTGAATTCGTGCGGCAATAAAGCCATTTTCATCCACATCATCAATAAAACCACCGACCACAGACTTGCGGTGACTTAGTACAGATAAGTCTTCCAGCACTTGAAGCTCTGGCGTCTTCTCGATCAAGCGAATTATGTCAGGGCACAAATCCCCTGTGTCTTTATTCTTAATCTGCTCAATCTTCTTAACTTCCCCAGTTTCTTTGTTGCGTTTGTATGCATACAGCTGAGGAACCCAACCTAAGCTATATAGCCATGACTTAATCTGCAACGGACTGCCGCCGTTAGGTTCATCATATCCCTTGATATACTTGATTTCTCCTTGATAATCAAAGTCATAGCCGTGCTCTTCACAGAGAGCTTTCCATGCCTCGCCTGTTGCAGATAGGCTTGTGTCCTTTTTGAAAGGCTTCTTTGGTCTAGTTTTAGTCACATACACAGGAACTTTAGGCATAACCTCTTGCAATGTATTCTTACTTTCCTCAATTTTCTTTTCAAACTCTGCAATAAGCTCTTTCGCTTTAGGTACGTCAAGCTTCCACTTGCACTTCTCTTGCAAAGCCGCACACTTCATCTTAAAACAAATGTAGTCAACAGCAATCCAGAAGTTTTCCTTGCCATACAGTGTTTGAAGATCTTTCTTAATCTTCAGCCAAAGGGCTGTGTTAATCTTTACGTCTTCCTCACAGCGATTGATATAAACTTCAATTGGCTGATTATCCCAATCCTCAACTTCTGGTTTTGGCACACCAAAATCTTCACCCCATGATGCAAGGCCGTGAAGCTGGCGTGTCGGATACAAATACCAAGACAAGCCAAGGGTATCAATCAAAGTTGCCTTGATTTTAATTCCCAAAACACGCTCAAGAGTAGGTTTATCGAACGACTCCGAATTATGAGCAATAAGTACAGCATCAGGATTTTCAAGGAAAGAACGCATTTGTTCATACTTAATAAACGAACGCTCTGATCCTGTTGTTACATTATTACTGCTAACTACGTGAATCTTGGTTGCGCTGAAGCCGTCAGTTTCACAGTCGAAAACAACCTCTTCTTTACCTTGATATTCCTGCATTACTAACTCCTAAAATTACAATGAATCGCCATCCCAATCATAGCTGATCAAACGGCCATTGGATTGGTATTGTGTTTTAATCTTGCCTTCACCACCATACTTGCGGTTCTTAATGCAAGAGATAAAGCTATTTGATTTACGCTGACCATCAGCCATCTTATTACGTTCAAAACCCATCAAGATAGGGAAAGAACGCATGATACCACGACTGCCTGTGAATTGTGAAGCCAAAACTTCGCCACCTGATTCATGATCCCGTACATCTTTACCTTTTGGGGGGTTCAAGTGGCTGAACATATCAATGTGAATTTTAAGTTCAGATGCCAAGTTAGCAATCTCGCTAGACCATTTATTGATGAACTCATTAGCCTCTGTAGAGGTCAAGTGATCCACAAGACGTGTAATGTTATCAATAACATGGAAACGAACGCCATACTCCATAGTATTGTAACGAACTGCCTTAAGAATCTCCTCTATGTCAAATCGTGAATCAGTGTTGCCCTCGGACTCCCACAGAAACAAGTTACCTTCAAGGCTGCGCGCAGTCTCTTGAAACTGATCCCAGTTGTTTTGTGCTACATCTGGGTAGTGGTAAGGAATAGAGTCAATCTTACCTGCCATATTATACAGGGTTTGATCGTTATCCTCTTCCAACAAACACATGAATACTTTTTCTTTATGCTCAGTAATATTCCAAGCTTGTGCTTCGTGTGCCAACAGGGTCTTACCAACGCCGACGCCAGCACCTAGACAAGTTGCCTCACCAAACCGCTGACCAAACACCATAGTTGTGAGCTCTTCCCACGGGTAAGACAAACCCATTGTAGGCGGCTCAGTTGTTCGTGTTAGTACGGTTGATACGTTTACAACACCCTCACTTACAGGCTTTGCACTTTTCCAAATGCAGAACTCTGCAAAGATAAGCCCCTCACCACGCATCAAAGCTTCGTTACTATCTTTTGCACTTGTTGGGTAGGTGGCCGTAAGGATGTCAGGCATAATTTTCTGAACATCTTTAAGGGCTTTCTTACCCGGCTCATCATTATCAAACACGCAAACCACTTGGTCAAATACTGCTTCGATGTCTTTGCGCATTCGCCCAATAGTCGTAACAGCGCTGCCTACACCATGAGGCAGGCTCACTACTGCAAACTTATCATATTGAGACTTTTTAGCTTTAGCGTGAGTCTCAAGCATAGTCTCAAGGGCAAGGGCATCGAATTCTCCCTCGGTAATGTATAGACGGCGTACTCCCTTCTTCTTGGCAACTTCCCAATTGAAAAGATCTGCACCCTTAATACCACCAATAGACCACATTGCTTTCTTATGAAGCATAATAGTCTTGAATCCCATCAATTCTCCGTTCAAGGAATAAGGGAAGTTCAGGCTGAAAGGTGTTTGTCCATCTTCCTCGCTATAAGCAACGCGAACGCCAGCCCGACGATAGTATTCAGCAGGGATAGACCGCCACTCAAAGTCTGGAGTCTTAAGTGCCCTTACTTCTTGAATTTCCTCAAAGATTTCCTCTTTAGTTTTGGCTTTTGGTGGCTTAGGTTGTTTACCATTATAAGGATCTTCTACATAAGCTTCCAGACCACGAGCAGCACAACTGAAGCAATATCCAGTAAACTTGTTCTTGCCATCATCGTAAAAGATTTGCAAGCCCTTTTCTGATGAGCAATGTTCTACTGCGTGTTTAATCTTTTCAATACAAGCCACGTTATTCTCCTAAGACATTAATCACAAATTATCGAGCGCACCCATACAGGCACTAATCCCCTCAGAATACCCTTCTGAACGCTCGTCGTCAAGGTCTTCCTGAGTATATTTATAAACTTTATTGGTGTTATCCCTATCCTCCAATAACCTTCCCACCAAACCACTCAAATCCACTTCCCCACAATACAATATCCCCGAGTTAGCCCACCCAATAATCTCATCAGCAGAATAATGATGAATCCCAGCAGAGATGTTAATCAACATTTTTAGTTGTCCTCGTATGTCCGCACAAACCAATGCCGCCAAATGCCGATGTAGCACAATCATCCAAACTACCAGACTTAGGATAAAATCCTGCTGCTCGCTCTGCCTTAATATAATCTTGTTTACTTACTTCAGCTTCCCCAAGGATGTCATGAGAAAGAAAGTATTTAGTTGTATAGTTTTCCATTCTTATAGCTCCTGTGGTGGATAAGTGATTTGATAGAAATCCCCATCACGTTGATCACTGACATATTCTACAGAGAAGCCACGTTCATTCATGGCATCTTTAAAACCTTTCTGACTCCACTTGTTAACTCTGAGAATGGATGTCGCCACAAATGCTTTAGGGTTGGCTTTAAATTGTGCAGCCAAGGAATTCTCAATCCAATAATCAATGTTTGGACACTCATTTGTTTCTTTAATCAGGTTAGCCATATCTTTAGCTGTAAACATCACTCTTCCCCCACCTTAAATTTCAATTCAAACCACACAAGTTAGTGCAATTTACACACCTTTCAGCCACGTTCGCTGGGCCAACGTCTCCCACAGCCTCTTCACCAACAAGCCCCTTTCCTACCTCAATATTACGCAACATATCCTCCCACTCTTTATCTGATAATACGTATTTAATATCGTATGTCCCATGTTGGTTAAATGAGAGACGTTCTGTTGGGGACATGTCGGTATATGCGATGTGGGTCATTATTTGCCACCCATTTGTACATAGAGCTGTTCAACTTTAATATCTTCACCATCATTTTTACGTTCCGCCAAAACCTTTGAAGCTTCTTTGGCAATTTCGTAGTCATCTGTCAACTGTTCTTGTGGCCAAAGAGTCCCACTACCAAGACCAGTCTCTTTGCACATGTACCGAATTTGTGGGGAGTGGCCAATAGTTGCCTGAATTTGACCAATTGTCAACTCATTCACTCGGGCAAAGTATTTGTATTTAGTAATCTCCCCCGGCGTGTTGTGCCAACGGTCTTCTTTATTACATGTGTGACAACCTACTTTCTGTTCTTTGTTTGCCAGTGCCCAATAGCCCGTGCCTTCACAATCTGGGCAAGGTTCTGCATAAGGGTGGTTTTCACAGTATGCGTGATAAACCACTTGTTTCAAATTGTATTTCGTTTTGATGGTGCTCATTACTTACCCTCCAATAGTTTATAAGCCTGCGTACGCAATTCATCCAAGACACCAATATTCCTGTGAACACTCTGCTCATCTCGGTGTTGCCATGCAAGGTTATAGGCTGCATTGCTTACAGGTGTGATTGAGAATAGAAGTTTGTTAAGGATATTTTCAAGCTCCTCAATCCGAGCTTCAGCCTTCAAAGATAATTCCGCAGCCGCGTGGCGGGCGTCACGATGCCCCACCTTATAAGCTGCGAATGAAGCTTTAGGAAGATTAGCTTTCAAGTCTTCTTCATCAATCTGAATATTCATAATGTCACTGTGCAAATTCATCTCATTCTCCAATTAATTTTGATAATACATCCTAGCCACTTATGTCAAGCACAATCTACCAACAATACATTTCTTCCAATCAACCCTTCCACAGCACACACGATAGAGGGTGTGGCTGGGTTTGTCAATGCCTGATTTTGCAAAGCTCATCACAAAGAGCTATGAATGCGGGTAAATCTTTCTTTTCAAGATTTTTCAGTTTATAGTAAAGATTAGCGTCACCCTTGATCCAGTCTGACCAATAACACTCTCGATAATTCTCACCATCACCACGTTCGAACACGTAGAAATTTGTTGGTGTGTCACCATGAACAGTGAATTTTGCGAATTTCATGATTTTACCGCTAATTTTCTGAGAGACCTTGTTCATCTCAATCCTTCCTCTATTAA